TGTTGACCTCATCAAGCTTCTTGTTGTACTCTTGGGTAGCGAGGTCTCTAGCCTTGGAGAGGGCATTGGACTGAGCAGAGGTAAGGGTTACTTTCTTGCCAGCTTCCTTGTTTTTCTTCTTGAACTCTGCTTCCTGCTTGTCAATCTCGGCTTTGCGCTTGGCATAGTCATTCTTGATTTGAGCAAGCTTCTTCTCCGTGCCTTCCTGCATGAGGGAGATAGTTTCATCTGTATTTTTCTGCTGCAAAGTCTTCAAGCGGTTGTTTAAATCCTCTTGGGCTTTGATAGCTTTGTTCTCTTCCTTGATGCGAGTCTTACGAGCTGTAACTGCCGCTTTTGCTGCCCTTCCGCTTACATCACCACCTAGCTTCGAGTAGGCATCCTTGGCTGCTTTCAAGTTTTGGGTGGCGGTTTCGTACTGAGCGGCGGTGTATTTGCTCTTATTTCTCTCCATAGCAGCAACCCTCCTCTTGGCTGCGTAGTATTCACGCTGCGTCCTGTTGTAAGCCTGCTGATAGGTTTCCCTAGAACCCGCATTACCTAAAGCCTGTGCTTTTCTTTTGGCTTGGTTGAGGGATTGTTTGGCGGTGTTCCATTGAGCCTTGAAAATCAAAGGAATGGTCGTAGCTCCTGTGACCGCCCAATTGCGCTTCATCGCTAAGAGGTTGTTCAGAACCTTTGTTTTCTCAGACTCCTGCATGCGGAGATTCAGATCAGCAGGATTCTTCTTGATGTCTTCTCGAAGACCTGCTATCTCTTTCTGAGCCTTATTGATGAACGCATCCAATCTACTCTCGCCTGTGGCGTAGTTGATGGTTTCGTTGGCTGCTTGCCAATCGTTAGCCAAATTGATTGCTTCATCATAGAAGTCAAAGATTTCTTGACGTACACTTTCGTTCTCCTGTGCTTCTTGTAAGCGGACTTCGATAGGCTTTGCATTCTCGGCTGCTTGGTCTCGAAGTTGGATGATGTTGGAAAGCTTTTCTTCTGCTTGGTCAAGGTCTTCTTTGGCTTGGTTTATCTGTGATGAGATAGTGATGCCCCCTTGACCGCCATTGGCTGCGTCTGCTCTGAGTTGCATTTGAAGTTCCTCAACCTTCTTTCGATACTTCTCAACTTCCTCAACTGCCTTGTCGTACTTCAACTCATCCATGCTCTCGGCAACTTCCTTCTGCGTCTTAGCAAAGTCGGCAGATGCTAGTTGAGCTTGTGAGTATTGCTCAGTTAACTGAGGTGCGAGGTTGGAGAGTTTTTGGTAAGCTTCTGCCTTCTCGTATTCTGTAGCTGTCTCAGACTGAATAGTTTTGATAAGGCTTTCGATATTCTGCTGACGTTCCTTGACCTTGCTATCAAACTCATCCCATGCTTCATTGGATTTCCTTACTGCCGTTTCATGTGCTGATTCTGCGGTAGCAAGCTTATATACGGCATAGGTTACTGCTGCGATGGTGGCAGCTATCCAAAAAAGAGGACTTGAGAACATAGAAGCATTCCATGCGTCCTGTGCCCTTTTGCAGAGAATGGTGACCTGTGCCCATATTCCTTTGGCTGCGGTGTCTCTTGCGGTAGCTGCGGTATTCAAGCCTTGGGATGCGGTGTTAGCCGCATTGGCTGCGGTATTTGCTTCTGTGGCTGCGGTTGCAGCAGTTTCTCTAGCCGTTTGGAGTTGCTTTGCGATGGTGTTCCTTTCGTTAACGGCAGTGTTGAGTTTGATTTCTGCTGTCTCTACCTTCTGCCCATCTGTATAGGATTGCAGAGCATCGTAAGCATCTTGGAGTGATTGAACCTCGTTGTCCTGCATAGCAAGTTTGTTCTCCAATGCCTTCACTTCCTCTGCGGCTGCGGTGGCTGCGTCTGCCTTTGCTTTTGCCTGTGCCTGTAGTTCGGCAACGTAAGCCGCGACCTCTTCACGCTTAGATGCTACCAGCTCTGCCTGTGCTGCAGAAAGCTGTCCTTTAGCCACCGCTTCTTCGAGGTCTGTCTTCTTCGCTTCTTCCTTCATAGGGAGCAAAGATTCAAGAGCTGACAACTCGGCTGCATATCCTGCATTTGTTGTTGCTGATTCAAAGGCTGCTACACTAACTGCTATTGCCTTATAAAGACCAATGGCAGATGCGGCTGCAAGGATAACCTCACCAATCTCCTTCCAATGGTCGATAACCTTAGATGTGATATCCAAAGCATCATTCATCAAGCCTTCGGTCTGTGTGCCGAGGTCATTGATAGCCATTTCGATGGAATCTTGGATATTGCTTATCTGACCCGTAATAGAGTGAGATTGCTTTTCCATCAATCCACCGAACTTGCCGCCTTCATTGGTAAGACTTTCGATAGCCTTCTTGACTTCGGGGAAACCTACCTTACCTGCTGTCACCAATTCCGAAACCTTATCCTTGGTAACTCCGAACTGTTTGGCAAGCTCCTCTGTCAAAGGAATACCGCGACCTGTAAATTGCATCAAGTCTCTTGTGAACAATCGACCTTGCACCATCGTGGTACCATAGAGCCATGTGAGGTCTTGCAAGTTCAATCCCAATCCTGCTGATACATCACCGAGCCTTCTCATGGTATCGGTAATCTCGTTGGCTGCAAATCCGTATGCAAGGAGCTGCTTTGCGCCATTTACCACACCCTTCATGTCAAAAGGAGTAGTAGCAGCAAGGTTGGCGAGGTCCGAAATCATTCCCTTTGCCTTCTGTCCGCTACCGAGCATGGTTTCAAAGGCAATCTCAAACTGCTGAAACTCTCCTCGGACAGTACCCAGTGTGCTGATGATTTCCTTTGCCGTAAAGCCAGCGAAAGCCACCGATGCAACAGACTTGATGCGATTGAAAACATTCTCAATGCTCTGCCCCTGCTGCTCGACTACTCTTGCTGTCTGTGATACTCCATCCTGCACCCCTCGAAAGGCTTTCAGTACGGATGAATTATCGCCTGTTATGTCAAACTTGATACTTGCCATTTTTTTATTCTGTCAATTACGTAAAGGTGCACCTCCTCAGCCAAACCTTTATTCTTTACTTTTTGTGTTGGAGGTTAAATTGGATTCTCTTCGCTCTGTCTGATCAGCTCCATGATGTCCTCTTTGTTATCTCCGCTGAAGACCTTCTCTGTTGCTGATGGAATGTGAGCCTTCTTTCTTTCCTCATCGGATAGATAGATGGAAGTTATCTTATCCTTCATCATAAGCGTGAGGTTGTTGTATGAGATTTCCCACAGAACATAGTCAAGGGTCCACTTGTATCTCTCGCAAGCTGCGTCAATGAGAGAGCCCCAAATTGTTCTGCCACCAAAGATATACTGATTACTGGAGTCTTTGGCTTTGTTTATCTTCTCCATGCGCTCCGTTTCCTTGTCTATTCCGCATTCCGTGATGATGTCGTGAAGCTTGTTGTCTGAGAGTATGGTGATGAGAAGAGTAGCTATATCATCGTTATCACAGAACTTGAAGATGATGTTTTCCCTTGCCTTCAATATGCGTGAACTGAGCATATCGGATTTCTTCTGAAGGGTGTGGTAGGCTATTAGCTTACAACAGAGACGTCGATTCTCACTTACTACACGGAGTGCTTCGATAAGCGGATTCAGCTTTAGGTTATCATCTTTGATGCCTAGCAGCTTAATCAGTGGAGCTGTCAAATACATCTTGCCTAAAGTCTGAGGGTAGATGAACATGTGCCTTCTACCTACCTGTATGCCTAGTGGTGTATCTGTTAACACCATGGCTATCTTTGTGCCAATTTCGATGTCATTCTTCATAAGCTAATAATATTTGTTAGCACCCAAGACAGGACTCGAACCTGCGTCTTTCAACCAGCTTTTTAAAGACCAACTGGATTTCATGTGACGGACTTTGGTCTCGCTCTAACCAACTGAGCTACTTGGGTAGGTTGCCGACTGATAACCCTCAATCGGCTGAAGGGTGAGAAGAAATCAACGTATTGCCTTAGGGTTCACCTTCGACCTGTCCGTTTGTTGGAACGGTTACTTCTGTTTCTGTGTCTGTAGCACCTGCAGGATGCTTGAATGTAAGAACGTATTCGTCTGTCTTTCCCTTAGCCTTCTTGGCTGTGATGATGCGCCAACGGAACTGACAATATACGGTCTCACCCTTGCTGTTGGTGGTCTTTGCTACTTCGTCACCCTCTGGAACAAGAGCCTTGTGGGTGTACTGCATCAAAGCACCATCCGCTGAAGAATATGACTCCTCCACGCTTACGGTTGACTTGCCGATATAGCAGCCAGGGTTCTCTGCATCTTCCGGCTGAACAGCGATAGCGTAGTTGCCTTCGATAAGTCCATCAATGGTAGGGAAAGGCTGAGGTAATCCCTTCTTGATGAACTCTTGATAAACGAGTTCGTAGGTGGACTTAGCTGTCTTGGAATCGACAATGCCGCCACCTTCCTCCTTAGCTTCTGTTGTATCACCCTTGGTAGGGTTCAACTGAGTAGTGTTCTCCTTTGGAGTATCAAGCTTCTTCCAGTTGTTGGTTGCAGCACTAAGGTCACGAACATAGATGGATGGTTTTCCCCATGTTGTTACTGACATAATCTTAATCGTTTATAGTTTGATACAATAATTTGTTATTAATGATGTGCTCTCTTGTGCCCTCGCAAGCTATTACCCTCTGTTCGCTCATAGACAAACGGAAATCCGATCCATGAACTGCTTCGAAGGTAGAGAAAGAGAGTTGACATAACTCACGGAGCCTTGCCGTGTTCTCTTCCTTTTGGATATTGCCTTTCTTTGTGATAGCTTGGTCTTGAACGTAGATGTTTACATTCACGAAAGCTTCTTGTATCTGCGAAGTTCTGTTTGCTAGAATGGAGATACAAATATCTTCCTTACCAGTTCTACCAGTGCCATAATATGGTCTTCCTCGCTTGCAAAGACTACCTGTTACAGCAGTCTTTAATTTCGAAGAAGAGATAATGTTGTACACATCATCCTTGATGTCAATATCCGATTTCATAGCTTTATCTGATTGATTCTACTTACAGCTTTATCCACAGCGAGCTTTAGTTTACCATCAACAACGGAACGAGCCCATAACTCAGTGGATGCAAGCACATCTTTATTTTCTTTAGCTTCTACAAAGTCTGCATAGTTCATAGCCGCGACTACTACCAATGCGTAAACCTGTGAGTATTCCTTTGCTAGGTCAGCTATCATTTGTCTTCCTTCTTGTGAACCATTAGAACCATTGCCTATGGAAGCAAAGGCTGATTCTACTTGTTTCCTTCCGTAGTCAAAGATGGCATAACCTATGGAGCTTCGTAGGTTTCCTGTATGGTCTATCCAACTTTCCTCTGCCGAGCGGTCTCTTATCCTTGCATTACATTCTTCTCCTAACTTGGCATAAGCAGTGAGGATTTCTTGCTTTATTATCGCCATAGCGGACTGAAAAAAGTTATCGAGCGCAGACTGAGAGGTTGAGAGTTTTATACCCATATTTTACATTGCAGTTGGTAACGATGGAAGCCGAGTACGACAAATTCCTTCACTTCGTTTCCGAAAAGCTTTACACGGATTTTGTCTCCGTACTCGAAATCGCGGCATGCTCTAGGAAGGTTGTAGATGGTGTAGGAATAGTTCTTAGCAGAACCATCGGGGATAGTGATAACGTTTGCCTTGCCAGCAGGAACAATATCACACTTACAATAGTTCTCCACCCATTCTTCTGAGCCTTGAACATAGTCTCCGTTATCGTCTTCATACCCATCAGTTACGTGTAGGTAATCTAGGGTATGAGCAGCGAAATCCAATACAGCCATATCTTAACCTCCTATATAAACCATCGGTTGACCCAGTGCAGGGGATTCACCGATGGTTTTGTATAAAGCATTTATTCGTACTAGCAGCCTTTCCTTATCCTTGTCAGATAGTGTTCCAATGCTCTTGTCTGACTCTGATAAGCTTACAGCTTGTATGAGAGAGTACAGACAATCAGCAAGCGCACCTTTCCATTCCTTGGACTGGGCGACCTCGAATGTATATTCATCATCACCATTAAGCTGACGTTCTATCATCTTATTCTCCACGAATCCTAAAGGGATAGGGTAGTGGATTTCATCAATCAATGCTTGCTTTATTGTCTTCATATCAATTCAAATTAAACCTCTGGAGTGAGTTTAGAGAGAACTTCGGCTTCCTCCTCATCGCTGAGAGAGTTGAGAGCCTTAATCAGAGTCTCATCGGTTGAGTTAGCCTTCACATTGGCACCAGCAGCCTTCAAAGCAGCGATGAGGTCAGCCTTTTTATACTTCTTGCCCTTGTAAGTTGTATACTGGTCGGTAGTATCGGCAGTCTCGGCTTCCGTATCTACCTCCTCAGACTTGGTAGTAAGCATGTAAATCTGATCTACGTCCTCGATTACTGGCAAGCAGATAGCCTGTCCTGCGGTAACCTCTTGCAAAGATGGCTCATTCTTGGAGTACTTAGAGATAAGCTTGTAGCTGTCAACGTTAGAATATTGAACACCTGCAACTCGGTTGGTGTCCTCTGCAAGGGTACCCCAAACGAAAGAGCCTACGTTGGTGTTACAGATGAAGATGATGTTATCCTCGTTCCATGGCTTAACTGGTTTTGGCTTTCCGTTCTTCTCGATAATCACGGTTCGGTTGATAACCTTGATGGTTGCACCGAACTCATCCTCGAATGCTTCCGAGAAAGCTGACTCCGATGGTGTCTTGAGCTTGGTATTTTCGGTATAAGTCTTACCCTCGTAGTCGGCAACAAGCTCTTTTGCCCATTGCTCCTTGCGGATTTTCTTAATCTGCGTCTTAGCGAGCATAACCTGTATGATGGTATTGTTATCGGCATTTGCCTTATCGAAGATTTTCTCGAAATCTTCTCGTGTTGTAACACCATTGGTTTCTGTTTTGAAGCAGTTTGCCTTAAAATATCCATAGTCAACACGGATAGCCTTACCCGAATTGTCTGCATCTTCAACGGCAATAATACCATTAGAGAGACCTGCCAAGAAGTTCATTTCGTTACGCTCTTCGAGACCGACAGAGCAAGCGACACCATCATTCATGAGCTTGTTGATGATACGAGCCTTTGCAGTTTTAGCAGCCTGTTGTGTTGATGTAGCCTGCTCAACCAAGCCTTGCGCCTGGAATGAATTGGCTCTCGCTACAATGTTCTCATACTGAGCCTTCATGATGTTGATGTTGTTGATATCAGACTCGAAAAGAATCTTCTTCATCGCAATCTTTGGCAACTTACCATTAGAGGTTGCGATTTGACCACGCTTCTTCAAAGGAATGTCTGAATCCATCTCAACGATGTCGGCAGCTACATATGTGGTCTTAGCTGATGAACCTTCCCACTTCTGATCGGCAGAATACACATTGGTAAGCATCTCCTTGTAGAGGTAGGTGCGCTCCTTCGGATTCTCCTTCTCCTTAACATATAAGCTAAGTTTAGGGAAGATAGCTCGGATAAACTGAATAAAAAGTGATTCGTTCATATAAACAATCTTTTAAGTTAAAAACTAGAGCACAACTTAGTCATGCTCAAAAATAAGACTTGGGAGAGCAGTCTTGATGGCGGTTCTCTGAGTTTCGTCCTTGAACTGATAAGGCATTGCCACATCATTCACGCGACCATTATCCATAATGGCAACCGCTTCACCCTTCATGCGTGAGCGAACGACAACACCAGCAAATTCTGCTTCGCTAGCCTTGTCTTTGTACTTGCCATCTTCGGTTTCAAGTGGAGAATACTCATAAACATCATCAACCTTCTTGCGGACAATGATGTGACCTGCCTGAATAACCTCATCCTTGAAGTTGGCGTAATCGAGTGCTCTACCGCCTGTGATACCACCGAGATACTGACGGATAACCACAGCGTCCTTACCCATGTCGTAGCCTTTGGTTTTTGGCTTGTAGTCTTCTGCTACCATAATCTAATAATTTATAAGTGAAACAATAGATGATTACATCTTAGCCAGCTCCTTGACTTCATCATCAGACATTAACTTATCTTCCTTATTTGGTTGAGGTTTGGTATCGGGAGCAGGGATTCGTCCAAGCTTTTCAAGACCCTTTTCAAGTCTTTCCTTGTTCTCTTCCTCAATATCTTCCTTCAACTCATCGAGGTAGTCTTCAAACTCCTCTTCGTTCTCAAACTTCATGTGAGAGAAAGATTTAAGCCGACGCTCTCCGAACTTACCTGTGTCCTTCAGCAGCTCCCTTACCTTTGCGGTACGGCTGTTTGTGGTATTGCCCGACTTCAATGCTGTTACATCGCCTTGGAGTGTAGCAACAGCCTTCGTAAGTTCCTTGATTGCGTTGAGGGTAGCGGAGTCTTGATCATCATCGCTATCCTTCTTGCCCTTCTTGCCCTTCTGTGACGGACTTCTACGTGCTGGCACGTCATCATCGTCTGGTTCATCATCTGGAACATCATCATCGTCTGGTGCGGGATGAGCGTTTTTGTACTCTGAGACTTGGCGGTCTGCTGCGGACTGAGTTAACTGGAGTAACGGCAAGACATCATCAATTGCGTCACTAATACCTTCACTAACTTCTTCGTCAGTAGCATCATCTTTGAGTTGAAGTTTGTTGGCAACATTGGCGGCAACACCCTTTAACTCCTTACGACTGAACCCCAATGCCTTAATGTCTCGATTGGTTTTCAGTGCTTCAAGAACTTTTCTGTAATACTTGTTCATTGCTTGTTGAGTTATATTTAACAAAAAATGGTCTGCGAGCGAAATGCAGGCAGACCAAACGTAGAACTCGGTGTAAGAGCAATGTTACGAAAAGTTCTGTCACGTGCATCTTCACACGCTTTTATGGGTGCAAATATACGAAATATTATTTAAACAACAAATAGTTTTGGCAAAAAAGTGAGAAATTATTTTCATTTCAATAAACAAGGGAGAACTTCACAGCCCTCCCTTGGTAGATAAGATGCAACAAAAATGCACTTAAACGTGCAAAATATCTTCTTTGTTCAAGTTAGATTCTTTTGGTATAATTATAGGTTTGATGTATTTTATCAGCTTAGAACTTATAATTTTCCTCTATCGTGGTAAGAGTAATACTGATCTGACTTGCTACTGATGATAACGTGGTCCATAAAAAACAATCTCATTATTTCACAAGCCTTCTGTATCTTATATGTTATCGCATCGTCGGCTTTTGATGGAAAGCAGTTAGAGCTAGGGTGATTGTGAACCAATGCTATTATTACGGCATTGCAGGAGATAGCTTCTTTGCATACAATTCTTACGTCTATAGGTGTTTCTGTTATTCCACCTTGCGACAATCGAACCATTTTGATTAACTTGAAGTGGTTATCCATACAGAACAGATAAGATTCTTCTATTTCTAAATCCTTGACGTATGGTAAAATATAGTTGTAGATGTCGATGGAACTACCCAAATCTGTAAGTTCTTGCGACTTCTCCTTCATAAGTCTTCTACCAAGTTCGAATGCAGCGAGTATAGCGGTAGCCTTCTTTTCACCTATTCCTTTGATAGATGTAAGCTCCTGCAGTGTTCTCTTGCTTGCCTTTCTGAGGGAATGACTACCATCAAAGATTTTTCTTATTGGTTCATTACCCTGTAGCATAGGGTCTATACCGATAATTGAAGCAATAAGGTTCTCGTTACTCAGATATTCTACCCCATATTCCTTTGCGTATGATGTGATAGAATCGTACTTGATAGTTCTTGCATTATCCTTCATAAGATACCTCCTCTATGTCTTTTGAATAATTGAACACAACATCAAAACTGAATCCCAATTCAGTAATGAGGTAGAAATGAATATCCTCCCAGTTCCAACTTGAAGGAATGCCTTTTATCTTTTTAGACTTTTCGGCATCCATTGCTATAATAACGTTCTCTTCCATTGCTCTATCTTATTCTTAAAAGTTCATAACTTTCGTTTCATACACTATGAATCCTATCTGATCCACCACAATCAGTTTCAGATGATTTCCTCCTGGTCCATTTATATCACCATCATTCAATCCGATTTCCTCTAACGTTTCCTTGATGGCAGTTTGGTAATCTCCTATACCTTGAATTAATAAGCATAGGTCTGGTCTTTCATCAAGAAACTGGTGGAAACCATACAGGCTATATGAGCCTTTTTTGATGAGTGAGAAGAAATCTTTCCATTCATCACCACTAACCTGCGTGGTTACGGATTTCAGCTCTTCTATTGTTGTGCAGTTGTTTCCCATACGATTTCATTTAGCGTGATACGATGAAGTCTTTATCTGTAAAGGTCTGATCCTTATATTTTTCGAACAACTCTCGGTCGCTGATGCAATCATTAGCATATGCTAACTCTCTAAACGAAAGTTTGTACCCAAACTTATCTTTCAACATTTCGATTTTGAGTTCTTCTTTCTGAAGGTCCGATAATTCATATACTGTCATATTCATTTCCTCCTATTAAACATTGCCATGACTCTCGAATTGTGAAGCAACCTCTTGCAAGATTTCATGTTCCTTCCAATCTGGATAAAGAATGCAGGTATCTAAAACAACGTTTCTGAACATGTCGCAGTATTCTTTCGAAAACTTCTTTTTCAATTCGCCATATAAGACTGGAAAGAATACGAAGCTATTAAACAACTCAACCCCCTTGTTAACTCTTTCCTCTACCATTTTATAGGTGAGGTCTTTTAATTCTTGCTTATTCATATCTGTTTACTCCTATTAAATTATACGAAACTAACTTTATACCCACTAGCGATTAATCTTTTCTTAACTTCATTAATCATTCTGATAGGGAATCTCGTAACGTAAGCCAAAGAACTTTTCTTTTGTTGCAGTTCTGTCTTGAAGTTGTTCTCGATGATGTAGGCACTACTTCCTGTAGTGTAGTAGAAACCATCGCATTGCTGTTTTACCAAGTAAACTACATCAATATCATTTCTCTCGTCCTCATCTTCCTTTTTCAGAATGGTGCTGATGATTTTATCAGATAAAACATAAGTAAAATCGCTATCCAACAATTCGAATGCAACTCCTTTTTCGGTTTTCTTAGCCATCCATTTTGCTGTAACCACGCCACCTTTCCATGCTTTTATGAGGGGGAGAACCTTACACTCCCCTACATTTATAATCTGTGTCATATACTCACAAGCACCTTCAAAAGTGTCGAATGCGTGAAGTAAAACCGTATATCTATCTGATTCTGTGTAAACGTTCATTGCTCTTTCCTCCATTATTAATTTTTCATACATTCTTTTACTGCGAACTGATCCTTTAGCAGGCATTGAGTGCTTGCATATCTACCTTGACCGATTGGCAAAAAGTAGTCTACAATTGCGTTCCATCTGCTTCGGAAAACGCCAGAACCTTTGACATTGGCGATGAAGCTATCTTCTGTAGCTTCGCTTACGAGTGCATTGCTGTATTTGCAAATCTCTTCCCCTGTATACTTGTTGATGATTGTAATCATTGCTCTTTCCTCCTTTCTTAGATAATCTCAAACTTAGGTTTCTGACCTTTTAATACTCTGATAGCATCTGCGATTGAAGCATAAAGCTTAGTGTCGTCCATATCTATCATAGCGAACTCTTGATGGAAGGCATCCTCAAATAATACTATTTGGTGACCCTTGAAGAACTTGACTGATTTAAAATTACTTTCACGTTTCATTGCTCTTATCTTTTAATTGTTATTATTTATTTTTGATAGTGCAAAGGTAGTCATTTTTTTGCAAATGACCAAATTTTAACCGCATTATTTTTCTTAGTTAACTTTATATAACTTATTGAAAATCAAAGTGTTAAATAAAACCTATTTTCCTCTGTATTGGGCTATTTCCGAAAAATGGTATAAGGATATGGGGAAGAAAATAGAACAGCTTAGAAAGGCTTATGTAAAGTATTTAACCTTTCTTTAACTTAACTAATGTTACAGGAAACTACAGGAAGCTAATTTGACAAAAGATAGTCAAAAATGCCTTTTAACATGGTGTTACGGAGTGTTAATACTAAAAAATGCACTCTAACCTCACGGTCGGAGTGCACTAAGAGCAATGAAACGTTAAAAGAAACGTTTCGGCTGCAAAGTTACAAAACTTTTCTGTATCTTGCAAATTTATACTATACTATTTAACAATTGCAAATCATTGTCTCTATCGAAGTCGTATGGATAGAAGGTGTTGGCAAGAGCATCCATCTTGTCGGGAGAACGTTTCAGACGCTTCTTGATTTCGTCCTTTGGTTCCATGATAATTGAACCATCTGACTGAAACAGCCAATGCACTTCACACAACTCTTGATCCAACTCATCGTCGGGTGGGAGTGCCGCAAAGAATCCATTCTTTGGGTTGAGCCAGTCACGTATGCACCAAAACAGATAAGCCCTCATGTTAGCGAAAGAGTAGCAGCCTGTCACATCATGCTTGTTTCTCACGCCTTCCGAGAACTTGCAAGAGAATGCAGTTAAATACTTTTGCTCTATGAGCCTTGAATAAACTCCAGCACCTTCTCCAATGGTATCAATGAATGCTTTATTCTTGGGACTCAAACTTAGGTAATGCGCAACTTGACCCGCGACTGCCATGTGGTCCGCATGACCGCCCGAATTGTGACACTTGATTTCTGAAACATAGTTTCCTTGTCGTGGGATATAGCAAGACCTATCGCGACCCATACCTGCGACATCGACACCTAAGCGTATTGGCTTGTGGGTGATAAAGCCACTATCTTTAAGTTCCTTCCATCTTCTATGGGCAATCTCGCACCATTCGTATGGAATGAGGGTATCTTCGGACACCTTCGGAAACATACCGAGGACCTTAACACGGAAGAGGTCATTGGGCGTATAATACCCACCTTCCCAAACAAAATCGCCACGACCTTCATCAAACTCAGATTTTCTGATTTTCTGTGCCCATGCTGAGACCTTATCGGCTACCCATTCATAGTCAACTTGACCAGGAATGATATTTTTCTTGCTTACTACGTTCTCTGCGTTGAGGGATGATAATCTAAACTTCTTGAATCGGGGAGACTTCATGGAGTTGGCTGCATACCCTGTAGTAACGTTTGGGTTGAACACCAATAGCAATCGAGAGTTTCCTTGCAGGTTACCCTCGATTGCATTATAGATGGTGTCCGAGATACCCGATGCTTCAGTTACGATGAACATGGTGTTTACAGCATGGAATCCCGACCATGCCTCAGTATTGTCGGCTGAAGATTTGAAACCTGTCAAATACCATTCCTCGTAATCTGTTCTGATACCATCTGACAGCAAACGACCAGGAAGGAAGCCTGCCTTCTTGTAAAGACGTGCCACTTCTGGTATCATGATGTTTGTTACCTGTCTTCCTGTCGGTGCAGTAAGGGCAATCTTGGTGTTCTTTTCCAAACTGCCATCCTTACCAAAGCGAGGAGTGAGGTAGAGGAAACATAAAGCGGCTACGGCAGCGATGAAGTCCTTACCCCTTGCAGTTCCACTGGCTACCGTTGTCATTTTGTTCTTTTGAACAGAGCGCAATATAGCCTTTTGCTCTTCGTCAAGGCGAGCCTTCAAGACTTCCTTGGCGAAGAGACACCAATCATTGCGCCATGCAATCATTTTTTTTATTGCTTTCTGTTCTGACATACTATTTTACTTTCTTTTTCTACTTGTTTGCTTGGATGGGTTTCCTTCGACATCTACATATACATGATATTCGTTATCTCCGTACCTATTCTCTACCTCCTTAATATTGGTTATTGTATATTTCTGATTATGAGCTATTGTGTTCTCACCTGCAGCACCTCTACCTCCGCTATTATCATGTTCCTTACGATTAATAACTTTTGTTCCTTTCTTTGCGTTATAATGAAATAGAACTCCAGTTAAAGGTGGTTCACCTTCCATTTCACGCATATCATTCATATCCATCACATCGTTAGTATAATCTATGGCATCACGTTTTATAGTCGTTGTACTTTTAAGATATTTGTCTGTATAAGTCTTTCCGACCAACTTGTCATAGCCCCCGTTAAGTTTGAGTTGAGACATTATGGCATCTAACTCTTCATTGCTTCCTCCTCTATAAAGAGAAGTGTTTTCTTTTAGAGGTTTCGCTAATAAGTCAACCTTATCAAACAAGCCTTCTTCATCGGTTAGATAACCATTATCGTTAACGTATTCGTGATATTGCTTCTTTGCTAACTCAATATCACGCCCCGCACCCACATCAGTCTTTCGGCTCTTTGCACTATTGGAACTATTTGTTCCTCTTGTGCCATTACTTCGTTTTCCCATAACCTAACAATTTAATTACTAACTATAATAAACTACTTTGAGAGCTTTGGGAAATCCTGCATGTTATCAAGCATATCTTCTACAGAGAAGTTCTTTACTTGAGTATCATAGAGGGTCTTTTTCAGCTCTTGGTATTTTGCTTTTGCATCAAGATCAAGCATACCGATGGTATCTTTCATCTTTTCAAAAGCTTTCAACTTATTCTTGATGATGATGATTGGTGTTACATATACGGCATTATTTTCCTTACACCACTGCTCAATCACATTACCGCCACCATAAACGATGAATCTGAATCTGTTGCCATTTGCTACAAACTTGGCAATCTCGTATTCAAATTGCAGTTCATTTAGTCGGTCTGTGCAACCTCTTGTGGCGAATGATGAGTAACCTTTAGGGACGCCCATCAAATTCAGCTTATAGAACTTAGGAGCCACATTTAAGTCAACGAATACACCAATCCCCTTTTCCTGCATAGCTCTCGCAAGAAAGCGTTTCTTGTAGATAGCCTGCATACCAAAAGCTATTGGAGTATCATTTGATAAGCTGAAGTTTGGCTCAATAATGCTGCCAGGGTTGTACTTCAAAATCTTCTCTGGCTTCTGATAGATTGACCGGAACCTATAATCATCAGTATAGAAGTGGAGTGTTCCACTGCCATTCATATTCGTTGTTCTTGCCTGCTCGCCAAAGCAATAGAATGGGATTTCTATGTACTGAGGTTGTACATCAGACAACAAACATGGTATCTCCAACGGATTGTCTGTTGGAAACAAGCAGTCTGGTATATACAATTTCTTATCCATTTATCTTTCCTTTCTTCATAAAATATCCCTGCAACTCTCCTAATTCTTGCAGTTTATATCCGTTTCTGAATTTCTCATCAATCTCTGATCGAACCCTTTTTGCAGCATCTATTGCTTTATTATAGGTTGACTTTTTGACGCCAGTATTCAGCTTATTATTATGTTCAAGGGTATCTATCAAATCACTTAGCTGCGAATTACTTTTTCTTGCTAGTTTAGATATATTATCAGCAAACTGCTCTACGCCCATTGCACTTTTGACGTTTTTGATATTCATCGTCTTGTCTTTCAACGTATCGATGATACCATTTACTTGCTTTCCAACTAGCTTTCCAATGGCATTTTTGGTATTCATTCGCATTGGTTCCAAATCCTTTTCTACCCCTGTTGTGATTTTACCAACTATTCCTTTGGTAACACTTCTTGAACTTGAAACATTTGTTCCTGTTGTTCTTGTACCATTGCTTCTTTTCCCCATGTTTCCTCCTTCCTAATCATCATCGGGAAGTTCCTTCATTAACTTCTCGAATGGATTTTCTACTAATCTGTTATCTACTTGCTCGACATAGCCACGCTTCTTGCCCTTAGTTTTCAGAAGGAAGATGATTGCAGTTAGATTACCTTCGTTCACCTTTTCAACCAACTTGCTTTCAGTAAAGTCAAGAATGCCTTCATCTATATCATCCAACATCTTGGCTAACTTCTCATCCTCTTTTCTCCAGTTATATAAGGCTTGGCGTGTAATGCCCAAAGCTACTGCCGTAGCAGCCATATTGCCGCCCTTCTTTTCGTAAGCAGCGGCAATCTTTTTTAATTCTGTTCTTCTTACCTTTGTCATAATCAACCTTTCTAACTTGCAGATGCTATGACTGCTTTCAAAGCATCTATATACGACATATTCTTGCACAACAAAAGTGATTTCGAAAGATGGTCTAATGGTCCAAGTCCAGGAAGTAGATTGATATCTATAGGATAATATCTACCATCTATTCCCTTGCGAAAATCAATTCTTGCGTGAGACTTTAATTCTAAGTAGTTGAATATTTCGCTTGCCAAACGATTTAACTCAACATCATTTATTGCTGAACAGCATTCTTTAAAACCAATTTTACAGTCTCGTGTTTGGATGCCATTGGTTTCGTTGCAATCAATCGAGATTGAACACAGAAGCAGCTCGTTTGTTGTGCAGTTATTAATGCACGTTACTGTGCAATCAGTGCCAGTGATATACTCCTCAACAATACTTTCCATTCCAAACTCTTCTTTAAGGTATTTCATCTGTTCCATTACCTCTTTTGTGGTACGACAGATGCTTTTCTCCGATATACCAAAACTATCACTTCCATATCTAGGTTTAACAAAATATGTCTTACCTTCTTGTAAAGATGATAAATAGTTTTGATATTGTTTCGGTGCCCTAATACCGCAACTACAAAGGAAACGGAAGACCTTTTCCTTATCCTTAACCAATTCGTATTTAGAGAAATCCTCTGCTGTAGTTTTTACACCTTTTGCTCGGATAGTCTTGATGAGAGATTCACTTGCGGTTCTAAGTAATGCCACATCTTCCTTTTGTAAGAAGTCTAGCTTATCGTTTTCATCTACAACAGCTAGTTTGACATTATCTTTTCCTAAGGCTTCTCTATAATATTTGAAGACGGAAGAAATTCCATAATTCTCCATCTCTTCTTTACTTGTTATGCTCCAAATCATTTTCTTTTTCTCCTTCCTTTATTTCGATTAAACGTTCACTCGCTAGCTCTAGCAACTTGGCAAATGTGATGCTTGGAGATTTAATACCAAACTCCTTACCTATGTCCTGTTGAATCTTAAGCAGGGTCTTCTCGTTATCTTCTTCGGAAGCTAGAACGAGAGCATCACTTTTGCGTGCTTGCTCACGAATGTCTCCATACAATGTGTCCAGACTAGCAAATGAACTAGGGTAGAGGATGATGGTGAATACGAAATTCTCCTGCATGGCATATACATCTATACCCTCTGTGCTTATTGGCTTAATCTCGTCAATGTTCACATGAGCAAACTTCTTGAAGTCGATAGATTGAATTGATGCAAACAACTTCTTCAAGATGCTAACATTAGCTTCACCATGAAGGGAGTTGTGAGATAATTCAATAGCAATAGCTTCATCATTTGTAATCTCGCTTTCTTCTACATATAAGATGCCTAGCATTTTATAGTGCAGTTTCTTGCATGCCCTCAAACGATGATTACCGCTGATCATGATGTATCTACCATTATCCTTCTTGATACAGGTAGGCACACTACTCAATCCAGACTTAGCAATGTTGTCTGTCAGTTGGGCGAAGTCTTCACCCGACATTTCATTTGCATTGATTTCTACCTCATCTATGAGGTTTATATCAACTTTTGCGTATTTCCATCTATCTTCATTTTCCATTCTTCAACGATTTTTGATATTTCTCAATGATTTCCTTATTCGTAGGGTATATCCCAAGTATTCCTTCGTAAGCAAGATAAGATGATGTGCTGTGTTCCTTCACTTTCTTGTACACGCCACGATATTTCATGCTCACTGGCTTATGGGTATAAGCGCAGGAGATAACCTTCTCGCAAAGCTTGTGCATTCTTCTGCTCAAATACCTTTGAACACCAACGGACTGAATGCAATACAATATGAGTTTGCTCAGTCGAGGTATGGCGTTATTCGTACAGAAGTCCGTCAACTGAAATAAATCATACCCCTTGTGCTGAGGTAACGTAAAGCCAAATCCGCCTAGAGTATATTTATCGTATTTTACCGCAAAAGCATACGTGCATACGCTACATTGGTCCACCTTCTTGATATACTTCTTTTGTAAACAATGAAGGAGAGAAGCATCTACTCGTTCAATCTTTAGCTTATTTGCGTCTGTAATCTCCAAATCATCTGGAGGAACAATCTCATTGCATTCGATTCTGTATGAAGAATACGAGGTGCTTGCATTATTTTGTGCAGTTGGCTTATTGCAATATAGGAACCTTCCTGCAGACCGTCTTTCCCCACTTGAATTATTCCACATAGCTATTTTATGTAGGTTTCTCAGATAAGGGCTGTTGCTGAAATAGTAGAAATAACTATCACTCGGAATACTTTCCACAAGATTATAGTAATCGTTCCTTGCAACAGAAAAATCTGATTTCAAGTCACTATTCTCAGAAATGAGTTTGAAAGCTCTCTTCTGCTTCTTCTCTATTCTTCCGTAATTAAAGAAGATTACCTTCTTATTCTTGATGGCTTCTTCTAGTGTTCCAACATGGAAATCACATGTAGTGAGCAATCTCATCAATCGCTCATTTGCCTCCTCGGTTTTCTCTATAGATTCCCTTGCCTTAATTTTCAACGCTTCGAAGATGGCACTATTTCTTGCCGATTCACTCATGAAATACTTTTGCAGTTTCACAGCATAAAGAGCTAGCGCAAGCTGTCTTGATGGTGTAGGATTGTTATAATCCTCCAACCATGCAAGCTTATCCTTATATGTTAGTGATGTTTTACCATTTGCCAACATATAGAGCAGATAGCAGTAAGCATCTTGGCAATATATAGATACTTCCAACTTATCAAGGAAGAATAACTCATAGTAATACATAAAGCCATTTACTATGCAGATTTCCTTGTGTCCGTTAGCTTTTACAGCATCATACAGAGCTGAAACCATTTCAGAATTGTATGGTAAAGGCATAGTCATAAAAGCTTCTATTGCGCTATATGGATTTCCTTGATATAGGAGTGGGCATAACTCATCTGGAGTATCATATTTAAGCCCTGTAACCTCACAAAATTGCTTGTAAGATGTTATAGATTGATAATCTTCCAATTCGTGGCTTATAGCGTAATAGAATATGCGATATGCAGAATACACACAATTCATAGCTCGATAGAAATCATCAGTTGCATGAAACGTTCTAAATTCTATCGTCTTTGTCTTAAAATATGCTGAAATATTCACTGCATGACGTATGAATCCCTTCTTAGACTGATTAGTGAAGAGGGTTTGTAATTCATCAAACGTCTGAGCATTTTTTACTCCTTCGAAATATTTTTCTGTAGGAATAGGCTTTGCATTGAAGATGTTTTCATCCCAATCTGAAATTTTGGCATATCTTTTAAAATATGGATAGCAGACATAAAAGAATAGATATACTTTCTTTAGCTGATCTACAGACAAATCTCCTACGTATATGTGAACATGAGTATCAATACTCCACTTTATCTTTCCACCTGCAGCAACCATTGATTCATATACAGAACGAAGATTGTGCAATTCCTTTAGGCAGCAAAGATGTAGTGGAGGGGTATTTACCTCTCCACCAAACTGCTTATTGCTTGAACAATCGGTATTATCAATGCTCTCTTCTTTACTCCAGGAGTAACCTTCGGGCAAAGTTACCTTCGCCCTTTCAAGATTGCACATTTCGATTTCAATACCGAATGTTCTGTTTCTTATGTCGCTATCTACCTTCATGAAGCATATCTATTTCGTTAATAATACCTAATCTCTGAATAGTTCTTCCTGTCTTACGGAAGTCTATTCCTAAAGCTACACTTGCAAGCGTAATGAGGGATGATGTAACTGGTAACTCTAAGCCTATATGATTGGCAATACTTTCCATCAGTACCAATCCCTCTGAAACATCTTCTGTGATGTAACGTGAGTGAACAGATGTTGGGCTGATGGCTCTATCACTAGATTCTGAGTAACGATGCAAACTCTCTATAGGGGCTGACATATTGAAACCTCCTGCTTCAAATACGCTTGTTTTGAAAAAGCCCAAGTTTTTTAAGACTTTCATCTTTTCTTCGTCAAGTCTCATCAATAGATTGATAGTGGAGTCATTTCCTCTTGCGTATGCTTCACGATACATACAGAAATTTCCCTTTGAATATTCTATTCTCGGAATACTCATAATTGAACCTACCGTATGCAACACCATATTTGGATTGAGTAATGCAGATTCAAGCACGCAATATTTTCCTATAAAACCTTTGCTAATTCTATGCAGTTTCTCCATGCAGGTATCATGATTAGAAAAGCATGCTACAGGAATAACTTCATGCCTATAGCCAACACGAAAAACAACTTCGTTTGGTTTATCATCCAACTCTACTCGTCCTTCCAAATATGGACCTGTTGCTTCAACTAACATTGGTAGTTTTCTGCAATGTTTCTCAAAATAGAAAGAGGATGCGTAACTAGAGATACAGACAACAATCTGATCTTTGTGAAGGTATTGATGTATACGTTCTACTAGACCCTCATAGAAGTTACTCTGAATAGTACAAAATATAACTTCTGCTTCTGCAACCTTACTGAGGTCTTTAGAAACCTCTTTGATTGCAGTTTCTGTATAAGTTGATTTCTCTTTAAGAAAAACCCTTTTGCCGTTCTTGATAAGTCTATCAAAGGCATCTGATTTGTATGAAGATGTCTTTAGAAGTGTAACTTCATGACCTTTAATAGAGAGGTCTGCGGCAAAAGCTACACCCACGTTGCCCGTTCCTATAACTGCTATTTTCATGCTCTTTTATTTTAATTCTACAAAAATAGAGCGGCTAGATGGACTCGAACCTTCGACCTTCACATTGGGAATGTGACGCTCTGACCGACTGAGCTATACCCGCAAAAGAGCGGAGAGTTGGAACCGCACCAACGACCTCAGTGATGGTATCACTGCGCTCTATTAACTGAGCTATCTCCGCTTATAATAACAATATTCTCTACACGCAAAAATGCTCGTCTTTCCGAGCCGTCAACCCTTGTGGGTATTTGAAAGGAGGAATGCCTAAAACAAGCTTTGCTCCGAGTAAACAGGATTTTTGGAAATTCCAAATTCCTCGACCTGCAATCCCAACTTTTCATTCAGCCATTTTGCCACTAGGTGGCGATGGCAAAACTCATCTGGCTTTTCGAAGCAACATAGAGCAACATCTTTTCCATTTGCCATCTTCTCTATTGCTGAGAGAAATGCTTTTGGGTCCCGATGAGCCAATATCTCAGAATTGAAACGTTGTACGTAATCTTCTTCCGATTTGGAGTTGTGAAGAATGTCCCATGATGGAGACACGTACTTGTTTGACAATCCTTTAAACCATTTCGGAGGGTAGAGGGCAATGCCGACCATCATGATACCCGCTTTTGCCAACTTAGCTCCGTTTGAGAAGTATGATGTATAAATCTTCATTTCTTTTGTAACTTTTTGCAAAGATAAATAAAATTATTTAATCAACAAATAGTTTCTTGAAAAAAAGTGAGAAATTATTTTCAAGCGTACATTTTCTTAAGAAACTTCTTTAGATATTCGTTATTAATATCCTTTAGTGGAGTAGGGGAGAATGAGGTATCTCGCTCTACTGTTAAGCCTAACTTTGTTGTTAGCCCCTGCAACTCGGTTAAGCTTGTGTAGCCGTACTCGCCTTCACCACTTCCATTGATAGTGATTCCGTAGGCGATATTGTTCTCTAGGTCTGCTTCCAATATGAACCAAGACCATGCACCAACACAAAGGAAGAACTTTGCTTGACAGATGGCTTCTTCCTTTTTACCATCCTGTGAGTAGAGAGGATATTTTTCCAGTCTCTTCTTAATTTCTTTCGTAATCAGTTTCATTGCTCTTGAATTTTAGAATGTTAGTACATCAACTAACTATCCGTTAGTTGATGTAAACTCTTTCTGGGAAAAGGCAAGGTGATACCTCATCACCTTCATATACATATTCATTAATATATATCAAAATTGAAAATCGTTTTGATGATGTTGGTGGAATAATACCAAGCTCCTGCCAGTCGCTAGCAGTTGTACAACAATCAACTCGAAGTTGCTTATAAATATCACAAAATGTTAAATTGTGAACTAGCTCAGTATTAATAATATTGAATAAAATTCTTTGTCCCAAATTTACATTGCCAAAGATGTGAAGACCTATCACATCACCCTGCTCGTTATAAGCATATTCGTATTCACTTCCTGCATTTACATCATTGATGAATCGCTTTAAAATTGAAATGTTTGAAATTTGATGTTTCATTGCTCTTATCTTTTAAATTGTTATTTTTATTTTGATAGTGCAAAGGTAGTCATTTTTTTGCAAATGACCAAATGTTTCGGGCAGAAAATACTTTTTGCTAACTTAGTTTAACTTATTGTTATTCAGATACTTAGCGTTTAGTATAGTTGCCGCATTTACTATCATCTGACTAGCATCAATTCCTAATGAGTGATAGAAAGCACCATGTCCGCAAAGTGATTCGTATGCAATTCGCATGGTTCTACGTTCATCCCTTGTGAAATCATACTTAAAAGTAGAAAAGATGGAGAGTGCTCCTTTCAAATCTCCATCTTTTAGCTTTTGCACACCTTGTGCAGTTTTACTCATCTTCATAAGGCTCAATGTTTCTTGTTGTGAAATCGTCTGCTGTCAAGATGATTTCTGACCCATTAACCATTTCTTCGACTTTATCGCATGCGTCACTGCCATTGATGGCATCAACCTCCACTACCTTTTGCAGGTATTCGGTTACTTGCACTTTAACCTTGTGGATGGCAGCTTTCTCTAGTTCCTCTATTCGAAGATTGAACACTTCTAGGAGTTCTTTGATTTCCTTTTCGATTTCCTCGAAATCAATGATGATATCCTTCAAGCGTTTAGGTGCTCCGTTTATTCCATGACCTTCTTTGTCACACCAGTTTAAAGCTTCACCATCTGGATCGAAGTTCTCATAGTAGTTGGAGAGATGCGCCAAAAAACCATTCGGGTCATTGTTTGGCATTTCGATTGACATATTGAAATCTTGACCTGCAGGAGAATAACGCTGAAAGAAGATGTAGGCAAGGTCATTGCCATTATCTGTAGTATCTACTGTCCAACCCTTGTTTTGTCCTATACTGATAATCAAATCTAATAACTTCTGTTCCATTGTTCTAACTTTTAAATGTCGTTATAATGAAGACCTTCACCCTCCACTAATACATGGTCTTCGTTTTCTACTAATTCTGAGAGGGATAACCAGCATCCACGATAAAGAGCCTTTTTGAGGTCTTGATAACGTGCTTCTGCAACTTCCTTATCTGTGATGAGGGATTCTTTAAGTTGGTCCTCTGTGTAGAGATACCATATCAATTTGTATATCTTCATAATCGTATATTTTATGGTTCTACTATATATTCGTTAAGGGTATGCTGTTCTAGCATAAACTCGTAACCCACATTGTTAAGTTGACTTTGCTTATGATACCCAAGTTCATTAATCTGAGTATCTGTAGCATTAAACTTCCTTGCTGCTTTTATGCAATTTGGAAGGTTACCGATAAAGAGCAATTCCTTGCTATCTGTAGATAGGTGCTCATCGGTTCTGTATAAGAAATAAACCTGCAATTTCATATCGTTTCGTATTTACATGTATAAATCTGCGTATCTCTTATTTTCTCTACCAATAAGTCGCATGGCTTTTCTTAGCAATTTGACCTCTTTTTCTGATAGATGGCTTTTAGGAGCTGTTACAAAATCACCTAAAAGTCGCTCTAATTCTATTCTGTCTTTATAACTCATCCTATTCCTTTCTTTGAAATCTATAATTTGGGCATTCCCTTTTATTAGCTATCACAAGCAGGACAGGGAATAACAGACCATGCTTGCAACCATTACCATATTCGTTGGCTGCTTCGCAAGTTTCACAACCATAATAGGTGTTGATGTTGAATGCGCTCATAACTAAATCTCTATTACTACTTCAATTCCCTTCTTTGGATTCTTGGTAGCTCTGTCTAGGCTAACCTTTCCATTGAATACCCCTTTCACGAGAGCATAGAAGGAAGTGCGCTTATCCTCGGTGGTAGGTACCTTTCCGTAGCGTTCACAGGTAACGCCCTTATCGGTAAGAATGGTGTTGATTTCCATCATTCTGAAGTAAGACTCCTCGAAACGCTTCTGAATGACCTTGCCACACACCTTAACTTGGCATCCTTTCGGAAGGTTCAACTCTGGCTTCAAGCTGTCTTCGTAAGCCTTGACCAGGAAGAAGGCATAGACCTCTTGATCTTGATAACAATAGAAATTCTTTGCTACCGCAAGCATATCCTCTTCAAACTCGGTCTTAGGTTGAATCTTTGCACCGAACTCGCAAACCGCCTTCACGTAAGCTTCATCCACCTTTAACTTACCGCTATTCAAGATGGTGTCGATACCCTCCAAAGTTGCCGAGCGGTAACGGACGTGTTCAACCTTAGTTCCCTTTTTATAGACTGGACAAATATCATATTGAGCCTTGGCTGCCATGATGAGGTTCGTTTTAAGGATAGCATTCTTGTAGCTTGAATCCTTTCTGCCGCCCCACTCCTCTATGTCGCCAAACTCATCATCGGTAGCATAGCTGATTCTGTAATCGTAGATTTCATAGAGCTTTTTAGTGAAATCGGATACGTAGTACATATCATTAATACCAAACTTCTTGATACACTCGCAACCTACTTGCAGTTCTTCACCTGTAGTGATATTCTCGATTACGTAAGCGTTCTTACAGTAGTGGCCGCAAAAGTCACATTTACCATAGTCTGCTCCGTGCTGAGGGTTCTTGAAGATAAGTTCCTTGGTCGGGTCGGCAGGAGTAAAAGCATCGTCCTTATATGTAGCAAGGAGTCTCCAACCGCTCTGCTCTGGTATGTCGATCGTGAGGTCGCACACCTCATGAAAAGCCTTGATTCTGTGTCCTGCAGTTCCATCTTCATTGATTACAGGATGATAAAACAACTTCTCATAAGGCTTACCTAGGGAGTAAGCGAAGTCCTTTACATTCTTACGTGTCTTGTCAGCAAACTTCTTGAATGCGTCAACTGACTCTGATGGAATAAACGTTTTTATCGTATTCATTGCTCTTATCATATTGAGGTAGGGTGGTTAGCCCTACCGTTTCCTTCTTATGCGACTTTCAAATATTTGCGTAAATCAACCAATACTGATGCTACGCTTACAAAGTATGGAATGCCATTTCTTTCTTGCTGCATGTGGATTCCGATGCTTTCTAGTACAGCTTTTTCACTTTTGCTGTAGAAGTTATCGGCTAGCGTACCAAACTCGTTTTTGCCGTATGGCTTGTTCAGTATATCGAATAGCTGCTCCTTCTTCATTTGCTCCTTCAACTTGGTTGCTCGCTCTTCTCTAGCTCTTGCAACTCTTTTGAAGTTCATCTTCTCCCAAAGAATGCAGAAAGCATCCTTATCTAGGTCACTAGCCATATATACATTCTCGATGGAAGCGTATTCGGTAGCATTGACCGACATTCCTACTCGCTGCTCAAATTCTTGCTGTGTCATGATTACTTGTATAAATATGGAGATGTTTCTCTTCTACATTACTCGAACGATATAAGGAAAATTGTAACCTCTTCTTCCATGAGTAAACCCATTATTTTTATTAAATCGGCAATCGCCAACAATAATGAGAGTCTTGGTTACTTTGCTGACCGTTTCTACACGTTCTTCAAATACATAGTGAACAATAATCTTGTCTCCAACCTTAATATTTTCTAATTGTTTCATTGCTCTTATCTCCTATTCTTTTAATTGTTATTATTTATTTTTGATAGTGCAAAGGTAGTCATTTTTTTGCAAATGACCAAAATATAACTGCCTTATTTTCAGTTGCTTATATTTGTTTAACTTTTGGACTTCTTTATAGTCTGTTTGCTAACTTTTGCTAACTTTTCAATCGGAAGTATTGTAGTTCGAGAAACTTTTACTATCTTTGCAGCATGAATATACAAGAATATCTAGAACAATGTTCTGTTAAGTCCGTGGACGAGCTTACAGACGAACAGGTAGTTAATTACTACAAAGGACCAGATATTTATATCGGTCAAAAGTGTGCTGTTCTGAGTGCTATTAGAGATTGCGGTTACAAAGGCGTAAGTAAGAATCTGATCATGGCATCTGTACGAAAAGCTTTGAAGACAGGTCAAGATTTCAAACTTTATTACGTAGATAACGAATCGGCTGATGGACCTCTAAATAACAAAACAGGATGGGTAGTAGAACCTTAATTCTACTACCTATCTTTTTGTTGGTGAGTTAGCATTATAAAACTTCTTATATAGTGCCATAGCTTCATTATAAAACCTTGGTAATGCCATCTTGAAGTACTTGTTGTGTGCCCAATGATTTTCACTTAGATGAGCTATAATCTCTGACAAACATGAGAACTCACTATTAGCAAAATAGTCCCAATCGTGCCCAAATCCATCAATTCTAGCCTTATCTTTGCTTAGGGCTTGCAGAGTATCTGTTATAGCTCCAAATAGCTCATCCATATCTTTCTTTGGGTCACCATACTTGTATTTTACCTCCCAATATTTCCCTTCAATCTTCCATCTTGTCTTTCCTGCACTATCTTGATAGAAATTAGATGGTTGATTATAATCATCATAGAATTTCTCGAACAGGTCTTTGAAGTCTTTGCTGTTTTCCCAATTACCTTGCAATGCGGCTTTAGCGTGTCCGTATTCGTGATATTGGAGTCCCTTACGATACCATTCCGATTTTGCGAATCTTTCCTTATGTCCATCAAAATCTATTCTAACATGTTTATACTTGCTCCAATAATAGGCTTTGTTTCCGCTAAGGCTAATACAAGGAACAAACTTGTCAAAGCTATCGTAGAACTCTTTCTTTCCAAGCCATTTGGTCGGACTCAATCCAATACCTCTAAAGCCTTCCACGATGGTATGAGGTGTATTGAAGGATAGCTTATCTAAGCCATACGCAATCAAATCTTGATCCGAAGACAGCTTATAGATGTTGTATGCACCCTCTATCTCACGATAAACCCTTTCATAACCTCGGACATCAATCCTTGCAGTTTCTATGGTCTTGATATAATCATTGAAGCGAGGAATCCACCTTGTAGGAATGATACTCAAATCTGCTGTTCTCAATTCGTTCAGATGGGTAGCAGCTTCCATGACCTCCTTCAAGCCGTTATGATACTCGTCTAGAAAGACCTCATAAGCCTTGCCCCAGCCTTCTGATTTGTAAGCCGACATAACTCTTATCCAAGAATTGACGTTATCAATGTTTGGTCCGTACAGATTTTGCATGAGCTTCTTTCCTGCCATAACAGCTTCCTGGTCGTCTAATGCAGTCTCCAATTCCCAATCATCGAAATCATCTATTAGCTTCTTAGGCTTCAACGGAATAGAACGAAGGTCTTGCAGTTCCCTACGAGCTTCATCATAGGTAGTCTTCAACTTTGGTCTTATCTTGCTCACTGGTTCGAATTGTGTAGGAGTGATATTCGCAAACTTCTTGGTTATTCCATCCCTCCAATCACCGAAATCATAGCTATAATCAAACTTAGCCAGATAACTTTTCTTTATCCTGCCGAAAAACTCTACAGCTTGACGAACCTTATCATCATACTTATCGAACATATCTGACAAAACAGAACGTTCACTATCAGTCATTATTCCAAAACTCTCTTTAAATTGATGTGTAGTGAGGAATTTTTCAAAGCTAGATATATCAACTTCATAGGCTTTAGCATTTCGCCTTAATGTTGCTATGTCAGAATTATCTACATCTATGTTGTATTTCAATAAGTCTCTGTTCTTCCAAGCAAGCTTTATGGCTTTTTCGTCTCTGTCAGCATGGCGGTACTCAGCCGCGTCCTCAACGGACAGGTGCCAATACTTTCTGTTATCCTTCAAGAAGTATGGAAGTGTTTCAACTTGCCCGATTCGGCTGCGGTTATTGCGTACCCAGTCATTAAAGTTCTTTGGGGTGCGAGAAATCATAGCTGACTTCCGAATGGAAGGAGAACCATAGTACTCTTCATCGCTCATCACAATAGGTACAACATAACACATGCAGTTAGGATGCCAACCTAGGAAGACAAAGTCTTTTGGGTATATTCCCAACAAATCATCACAGATGTCGGGTGCAGGGTGGCGTTTACTCAACTTAATCTCATAGCCCAAGATGAAGTCAAATTGTTGCCAACGTGTCTGCTCTGCCTTTCGGTAAGCCATGTTTATCTCGGTTCTTGCCAGACGTATAGAAGCGTATTGGCAATTCGCGCATGTAGCGGCTTTTCCGAACTTTTCTGTATAATCAGCCTTTAATGAAGGGTAGTCTATCAAATACTTACTGATTCGCTTGCTAAGAACAACCGCAGACTGCCCTCTTTCTATTGCAGTTGATATGGTATGCTCCAGCTCCTTTTTCAAGGCTTGTGACTGATGCCATAGCTTCTGAGATAGATTTAACCCATTATCCGCTCTATTTTGGAAAGCTTTCAAAGCATCCGAGTTAGGTTGGAAATACCTGTTGTACTTATCTCCGCCCTTCTCAAAATCATAAGCACGAAGTACCTTTCTTGCAAGTAGGTCCTGCATGATGTTACTTTCTTTCCACTCATTTGTGGTTCCTGCATAGATGAGGTTATTCATCTGTGCAGCATAACTGGTCATGATGCCATTGATGGTTTGTTTCAGTTCGGGATAGTCCTCAAACACGAACTCCGCAGAACCATCATAACCGACACCATCTATAGCAGTAGCAACTTGGCTAGCAATTCTATTATAAATGCTCTGAACTTGTGCCACGTAGTTTACTAAGCGTCTGTTCAGAGCATCGTATGCTTTCTTTTGATTGGGGATATTTGGTCTCATTTATTTCGGCTTATAATGTTCGTTTACACATTCCCTTTGATAGAGGATAGCAAACTCCTCATAAGGGCAAGTGCCCAACGTTGGCTCACCCGTAACACTAAGATTACGTGGATTGGAAACGTGGGCACATAATTTGCAGAACTGAGGTTCTTTTGGAATAGGCTTAACCTTCTTCTTTGGAGACATAGCAATTAACCTTTACCTCTACAATCGTATTGCCATCCTTCTGATATACTCTCTGCTTCATGATCTTGGATTCGATAGTATTGAGTACATCTTTCTTTGCCTGTGCGATAGTTTCCTTTGTTATCTCACGCAAAGCTTCTCTCATGGACTTGACATGATGGTCTCGCTTGTAGTGGCGAATGTAATTCTTGTCGATACTATAAGCCTTGGCACATACCTTTGGCTCTAGGATTTCTTTCTGTTCAAAGACTGTTACACTGATAGGGTAGAGTCTTCTAGCTAACTTGAATAGCCAAATTGCGATTTTCTTCTTCATAACTTGTGCAGTTTATTGCGTTTATATTGTTTGTTCACCCATAGCAAAAGCTGACTGCTGTACTGCTGCTGCTTTAAGTTCATCCTTCTGAATATCCTCCATCGTCTGCTGAGGGTCTTGCGACTGCCCAAGCTTAATGATAGATTCAAGCTGACTTTCCACAGGCTTACCACCATTAGCCTTTTGTCTGATGGTGATGTCGTAGCTCTCATCCTTTGGTATGTAAGGAGTGATGATGTGGTCGCAGGTGACGTTATCTATCTCCTTTTCCCATTTTGGATTCATGACCTTCAAGAATGCCTTGATTACATTGAACTCTCTTTCAAAGAACTCCTTGAAAGCGCCCGATTCCATGCGAACTTTCAGATGTGCATCAGTGAGCAACGTCTGTCTAGCATCGTAGCCAATATTACCAAGAGATTTCATATTCTCAAAGCTAATATCCGGCATTTGAGAAAGCATCCAGAACAATCCGAGGAGGGTTTTGTTCTGACCGCTGACCGCTTCTTGTGATTGGTCCCAAGATACGTAAGATATATCACCATCATTCTCAACTCTCCATATACGGAAGCCTTGCCCCTTCTTCTCTTCACCGACTATTCCGCCCTTAACTTTTGCAATAGGTGCAGCATTATATGCAATCACATTGCTATTGCGGCTGATATTGTACTCAAACTCGCTTCGGATATTATCAAGCCCCTCGTAGATGGCGTGAGGTCGAGACAGGTATGCTCCTGGAATCTTATGGATGATGATTTCCTCACCACTCTTAGTATTTCCATCCTCATCAACTTGTGCAGTTACTTCCTCCCACATTTCACCAAGGTTGCTTTTCCTCCAAATGAAATGATAGTTTTCAGTAAAGGTCTCAAAGAATGTTATCGTCTCTTTGTCGGAAACAATCTTGTCATACTCAAACGACATGGCTTGCATATCATCATACTCATCAATGATAGGGTACAATCTTACTCCATCCATAGGGGAGAAGGTTTTGCACTTTAACTTGTAGTTTGATTCAAAACCATATAGAGAGTTATGCTTCTTAACAGAATACCAGATGGTGAATATTTCACAGCTTGCGAAATAAGCTAGTCCACGCTTGTAGTTCATATTGTCTATATGAGCACAATCGTAGATTTTTTCTAACGCTTTTTGAATTTCCCTCTGTATATCATTATCGGGAGTATTGTACTTTCTCTTAACTGGTATAGAGAAGGTAAATTCTGTTATTCTATTCGTAAGCAGTTTTTCAAGAGCAACCGCAATACGTGATGATTTTTCCCCATTATCCTTATCGCGAAGATTTATGGTGTCCGTCATTACCTTATGGCTTGCTGGCTCGTAAAGCCCCAAAAGGTAACTCCACAGAGGAACCATTACAGTCCTTCTGCGTAGCTCTTCTATCTTTTGGCTGATAGTATCAGTTTTCTTGAGTATTTCTTCGATGTTCATATCTTTACTACTTTTGGTGCAAAGATACTAAAAATATTTAATCAACAAATAGATTTAACCAAGAAATTGCATATTTATTTTCGCTTATAGAGCTTTTTATGTTTTTGATGATAATAAAATAAAGGCGATACAAGCAAATCCGCTTATACCGCCTTAGATAGAGCAATAAAATATCTTATGCAGGCTTTAGTAATTGTGCCTTTTCTTTGTTCACTATTTCTAATACCATTTTAGCTGCCTTGTTTACGTCTGTCAAAACAGAAACGATGAACTTTGGTTGCTTTTTAAGCTTGCTGATCCAACCATCTAGGTAAGCAGCGTTATTATCTAAAATGCGACTGCTAAAGCCTAGGACGTTTCCGATAAGAGCTGCTCCAAGCTCCGCAACCAACTCTTCTCTTGCATAGTCCTTTTCTCCTTTCTCATTCTCAAACCCTCTATTCAATCTAGACTTATGACCTGTTGAGTGAACCATTTCATGTAGAAGGGTTGAGTAGTACTCCTGTCCATCCTCGAATATCTCCTGCTCTGTATTGCCCTTCTTGAACTGACTTTTAAGAGGTGTTGTAATATCATCTACCCCAACTCTGTAAAAAGCTCCACTTGAATACTTGTCGTAGCGGATAGGGCAGAGCCACTTCTGATAAAGAAGCATATCATCAATTTTCTCGTTGACGTACATACCAGCCGTGTCTGTCGGCAACTCATTCTTATCTTTGAGACTGAACTTCTCCTTCAACTTCTGCATCGTCTTAGGTGCTATCTCTTCGAGGTTGGTTTGGCTGAGGTTGAACACGTTGTAGCTCTTCAAGAAAGGCTGGACTTTGCAGTCTAGTTGGTCTGATCGAGTCATTCCGTTGTAGCTGTCTTCTGTTATTTTGTTTCCATTCTTGTCTTTGTACTGGATGGACCAAAATAGAACAGGGAAGCTTTTCTCTCCTTTGTTCACACTAGCTCCTAATGCCTTTATCTGTTTGAAGGTAGCAAAGATAGGATATTTGAATCTTTCTTCGTCCATCATGCAGAGGAACAGGAAGAATGAGTTCATTCCATTATATTCACGCCCTCCAAGGTTCACTGGGTTACCACCATAAGATGTGGTGAACCAGCCCATCTTCCAATCTCCTGCTTTCATCTTTTGCATTCGTGAAATCATCATTTCAGCGAAATGCTCTAAAACGTTGTCTGTCTTCATTGCTCTTACTTTTTATATGCAGTTATTACAATTTCTTACCATACATTCTTACTATCTCATCGTAGATATATGCTCCGCTTGTATGAGGACTGCCAAACAATCCAAGAATGCGGTTATCTACAGTGATGCTGTTTGTCTTGACGACAACTCCGTTTTTGATGTGGTCGCAATAAACTTCATTGCCGATATGGTAAAGCTCCATCTTGCGATTATAGCAATCTGTTCCAATATACTCCTTACTCATGGCGACCTCCTTTCTTTTGAAGTTGCACCCATGCGTGATACATTTTATTGAAGTTATCTAACTTCTGAAGGATTTCATCCTTGCTTAAAAAATGACTTATCATGTCTGAATAAAAAATACCAGAATCACTATCCAACATAGTGATGTCGATGAATCTTTGGTTAATACTTACTGATATGGTATTGTTATGTATTCTGCTAACCTTTACCAATACAGCATTAACTGCTTTCTTAAAGTGAATGTTTGTTCTGTCTAACGTTCTCATTGCTCTTATCTTTTTAAATTGTTATTATTAATTTTTGATGGTGCAAAGGTAGTCATTTTTTTGCAAATGACCAAATTTTAACCGCATTATTTTTCTTAGTTAACTTTATATAACTTATTGAAAATCAAAGTGTTAAATAAAACCTATTTTCCTCTGTATTGGGCTATTTCCGAAAAATGGTATAAGGATATGGGGAAGAAAATAGAACAGCTTAGAAAGGCTTATGTAAAGTATTTAACCTTTCTTTAACTTAACTAATGTTACAGGAAACTACAGGAAGCTAATTTGACAAAAGATAGTCAAAAATGCCTTTTAACATGGTGTTACGGAGTGTTAATTAGGTGGTTTGCCACCTTTTTTTGTTAGTAACTTCCTTAATTCTAGTACCTCATTTCTCAAATCAGCGTTTTCTTTTCTGAGCTGCGAAATGAGGTGCTTATATGATAGTTCTGTTGTCTTATCCATATTACTTGAACTTGATGATGAAAAATTCATGATCCAACCACTTGCCTGGGCAAAGACCTTTCTTCGGCTTGCCGATGGTGATACTCTCAATCTCCTTTTCTACCTTTGGACTATCGTCATAGTAGCCGTTCTTGAAGAGAACGTGAGTGAATGGTACGAACTTCATTGTACTATTATTCAGTTTCTCCTTGATAGTATTGATGTCTATAAGCATCTCAAATGTCTTACCGATATGAAGCTTATCGTACTTATCGAAATCTTTGAATTTCTCATCCTTGATAAGGAGAAGGCGACTCATCCAAAAATCTTTAATTACCCGATACTCTTCATTCTTTTCGCCCGACACTATCATATCGAACCATTCCTTGCTGACTGTGAGGGTCAAAACCCTTTTTCTTCGCACCGATAAATATTTATCCATTATCTTTATCTGTCTGTCCATACACTATTACTTTAACCATTTACAATGTTTCTTTTCCCTTCATAGCTACTTCTTTTTATGACAAGGGCAGCTCTCGGCGTGAATAACACAAACTCCGTGTTTCGTGTCCACAAGCAGATAGTCATGTCCATTCTTAGTAAATACTGTTGTACTAAATTCTTTTGCAGGTTCTTTTCTATTAGCCAATGAGCAAACACCTTCAAAAGCCAACGCACCTACGAGCAAGCACAAGACGAACCAAACGGCTGACTTGGCTAAGTCTAAAATCTTTTTCTTCATACGCTATTTCTTTTTATCAAATTTATTACCAATAACAACCATATCTTCAGAAGAGTAGTGGAATAAGAAATCTTGCCCAAAACAGAAAGCAGCAGCTTTACTATCCCAATTAATATCACCTCTTCTTTCCGCTTTGTTATCTTTGTGCATAACTATATCCCCCTCATAGATAGGTGTTCCATTCTTGTCTGTCAGTCCTGTGAACATACAGACTGTTGAAGGGTCAATTTGAGTCCAATACCAAGAATGCTCTTCTTTTTTAGCAATAAGAATACATAGGTTGTAATCCATGTCTCTTTGAAAAAAACCTTCTTTCCATTTTCCTGTTCCAAGTTCTTTAGCCTTGAACTTGATATTTTCTGTTTTCATAAGCTATTTCTTTTTCCAATATTTACCAATTAAATAACCGATAACTCCACCCATAAAAGCTACATATAGAACAGCTAGGGTAAGCACAATATAGAATCCAAACATAACTATTCAAGTTTTACACCGAAGGGAGTTCCGTCAGCAAAGGTGAACCATTCAAAAGCCATTTCAAAATCAAGACGCTCAACATCTGTTTCGATTCCGTCTGTCTTTATTCTTTGAATAATGAGGTAAACGTCCTTACTGCTTTCTATGACCTTGTATTTAATGAACGGCTCATGTTTTCTTATTTCTTGCCAGCATTCTTCTTCGGTGTTGAATGGTCGGAACTTTGCTTCGCTTTGTTATTTGATTCGATACTCGATATTGTTCCAATACTCAAGCTCTTTCATTTCCGTCCATTCATTCATATCTTGCCAGCTTTTGCTTAATGCACTTGGTTTGGTTCTACACTCAATTACCCTTCCTTCTGCGTAGGCTTGTAGGATAGGATAAAATTCTTTAGCTTGATTTCTGTTCATGATCAATCCTCCAACTTTTTTATTAGTAAATTACTTTTCTTATTAAATGGTTTATAACCACTACGGAGATACCAATCTAGGACAAATCTATCAGATTCATCTTTATTAAATTCTAGTCCGATGGTCTTCACTCCATTCAACTTAGCTTGCTGTTCTGCTAGTTGTAATAGGCGTTGCGCAACACCATTTCTCCTATGAACAACGTCCACCCAAAGTGCATATATTAGAGCTTCAGCTTTGCCGAAAATATCACTAACATAAAGCGGAATGGATATTTGAACAGAACCAAGATTTTCTTCATCAGTTATTAAAATTCTGATTTCGTCCTTCCATGTCTGTTTTTGTATCATACTTAGTCCTCCAACTCTTTAAGTGCTCCTTCCAAGTAACCAACAATCATTTTTTCTTCAAATTTTGAATAATAGTTACCATTCATATAACGAATAGTCTTTTCAATAGCTGATTTTATTTTTTCTTTGTTCATTACTTATCCTCCTTTGTATTACACGTTGCTTGGTCTCCTTCATAGTAAGGAGCACCGACTTTAGGTAATATATGAGTGTTCCTGTTACAGAAACATTGCATTACCCAAGGTGCGTTTACCTTTCCACATCTAGGGCATATCCATCCTTCTTGTGCCATATCCTCTTTCTTTTACCCTCCCCATGATGTTATCAAAATAATAACGGATTGGAGTCTTTATGAGCCTTTCACTCATTAACGTTCTTCGATGTGTACTAAATGCTTGATGCCTTTTCCACATAAGAGTGCTCTGAGGTGAATTGTCAAGCGGTAATTGATATTTTACGGCTACACCTAATGCCAACCAATCAAATTCGAGCACGACTTTTTCATTATTATCTTAATTTCACCAAGGAGATGGTGGTTAGTTAATCTTCGACCTGCTTTACAGAGACATCACAACCATAAAGAGGTGACTCGTCATATTCTTTAGCCTCACACTCAATAGCTTCACTAATAGCTCTTCTCAATGACATTTCAGACTCATTAATTTCGCCTTTTACTATTACTACAAACATTCTTTCTTCCATATTACTTCTATTTATGCCCGAAGGCGTTAAACTTCTTCTCTTTTAAGACAAGATTCGGTATATCCCGACCAGATACAAACACCACCTCTTGCCTTACACCATCCATTATTTACCTGATGCTTACATTTCTGTGCCATACGCTTTACTTTTTACTATGATTATACTTTTTGATAGCATCCTTCTTGGAAGCTGCCATAATCTTAACCCCCTTGATTGTGAACTCATGTTGTTCCTTTGGCTGACACTTCTGTCTGTCAGAAGGAATGTTACCACTTGGTGTATCAAGTCTAAGACTTGGGCTTCCAAAAATATCACCTTGTGCGTAAGCTGCCGTAGCAGCCATCATTAACGCCATTCTCATTAAATTTCTACTCATAGCTTACTCCTTAACTTCTTTAAATATTATACTCTTGCCATCTGAGCGGTCTTCTGACTCACACTGAAATCCATCTGCCCAATCATTATATGTCGGGTTATAACACGTATCATCATGGCAAAAGAAACAACCATCGCAACCATTCTGTTCAACTGCTTCAAGAATGGTTCTTTCTCCAACCTCTTTCATTGCTCACCTCCTTCCTTTGGAAGTAAATCATCAATATACAACCAACGAATAATATTAGCACCCGAACTATAAGCATCCCAATTTTTAAACAGAGCATCATTTCTCTTGAAAGAAATGTAGGTTTTAATGCTTTCTGTTATTTTTGCTTCTGCAAGGACTTCTGCGGACTCTATTGGCTCTTCACTAGCAGGATGCCATAAATCCTTTAGAAACTCATTGATAGCCCACTTAGCACCTGCGTTAAAACCAGCAACATGACCATCTATGAATGCAAGATGTGTAGGATTTGAATCATCAAAACCTTTAGCATCTGCAACTTTTTCTGATATTTGTCGTGCTGCTTTTTGTATTTTCTTATCGTCTATCATACTTACCCCTCCACATCTTTAGTTGTACCTAAAAGAAGCTCGTTACCTTCGTATGGGATGCAGATTTTCCAAACATTAACCATACATTTATAGTTGTATTCGCTATTATCAGTTAATACACTTTCAAAAAGGTCAATATGCCATTCTTTACCTATATCGTCTCTGCACAACACCTTGTCGAAAGGCTTGAAGGCTGACCGCTTCTTGCTCTTCTCCCAGATAGCGTAAGCCTCTTGAAACGTGATGGCTTCGCCCTCTGTTGCTTCTCGCAATTCCTCGTGTATGCTGATACGCAGGTAGAAGGCTTGGTCGGTAACGAACTTCTCGTTCTCGATTTCGTACTGATTGCCGAATGTCAACGTGTCCTCTATCTCATTTTTGCCGATGAGCTTGCCGATGATTGTCAGTTCTCCGTCCTCGTCTTCCTCGTTGAAAACGTAGAGTCCACCAAGTTCAAACACTGGCTTCTTCTTCGGCTTAAACTTCTCTATCTTCAAGGTCTCACGATTGAACTTGGCACCCAACTTTTCTTCAAGATCTTTAAAATAATCTTCAACATTACCACTATCATTTATTTTACTAAAGTTACTAGTATAACAGCTTCTATCAGTTACTAATGTTCTATCCTCATAAATACTTAGGCTATATTTACCTTGAAATTTAGTGTAATTTTCATCTATGAATTTTTCAAAGATGACTCTTTGTCCAACCCCTACAAGCACATCGCCTTTCTTCCAGGCAAATTTGGACCAATTACGCATTTCTTTTGATGGAAAAACGACACATTCTCCATCATCATACAATTTGCCATTTTTATCAAGATACCCTTCTCCACCATTCATAAAACCAAACTTTGAATTATAGAAGGATATTTTGAAACTCTTATCATCTACTTCTTCTAACTTGCATTTACCACAAGCGGAAGAATATAACTTAGTTCCTTGCGGTTTATCCTTAAGGATTTCTACTAAATTAATTTTTGTTTCCATATTCATTAATTTCTCATTATGTGGCACTTAATAACCTTGTGAACCATATTTGGCTGCGATTCATTAAAACTCTTAATAAACTGACGCTCCATTTCCTTTGGAAAGATGGGTTTTGTCGGCTTCGACATCGTGAGGACGGCTTGAATCTTTGCCCCCCCCCATCCAAGGTAAGCAGACATCTGCGAGTAATCATTTCTCCAAACATCATATTCTTATCCGTTTACATAGTTGATTACATGCTCTTGACCTTGCTCATGCAAGTTATCAAAAGCGTCTTCTATAACTTTGGCTGTCTGATCGCCATTAAGGTTCTTCAGCATTTCGCCAACAACTTTTACCTGATGTTCTATAGGTAAAGAACAGAACTCTTCAACAAGGAAGCTTTTCTGATAATTATAAGACATATCGTGAAATAAGTCTGATAAATCTACGTTTGCTTTATATACTGACATAATCTTAATCGAAAATATGATGGTTCAACTTTCTCTTTCTGAGGTTTCTCTTAATCACTTCCATATCCTTGTGGCCGTTAGTGTGGTCCGCAAGAAGTTTGATGATGTCGTAGATGTCATTTGCGTTATCCTCCAGGTTGGCGCAAATATTCTCGTCACCGAAGAAACTCTTATTAAAGGGTTTCAAATGGAAGTAGTACTTCTTAGCTGCATCCTGCATCTGATTATAGTGCATCTTCTGCTCTTGCTTGTACTGAACATTTAACAACTTGAACATAGACTGCTCATCCTTGATGAGCTGATCCAATATATCTGTTACCATTGCAATCAAGCAGCCATTGACCTGCAGGCGTTGAATAATCTTTTCCTGCTTCAAGCCAGATGTTACACCCAACTCGGAGAGTGTAACCTTCAAATCGTTTACTGTAACTTTCTCTTTTCCCATTGTCTTACTTTTTAATTGTCAAACCATAAGCCTGCATATCTCCATTCCCAGTGAAGGCAAGTGTCATTAGGCTTCTTGCCTTCACTATAGCATATTTCGGAAGCTATGCAATTACTACATATATGCTTCATAATCATGGAAGTTTAGATACCAAATAATCTATCTCCTTATCCGTAAGCTCCAAATCGTTCTTACGCTTAAACTTGATGATGGCATCTACTCCGACCTCGCCTTTAACCAACTGATAGATGGCATCCTCATCAAATCCCTTATCTAAGTCCTTGATAAGCTCCATTCCCAAATCATAGATTTTCTGTTGAATCTCCTTTTTGAGGTCTGCGTTAATTCGCTCTAAAGCTTCTGCTTTTTGACTGAATCCGCATCCGCCCTCAATGGCGAAGTCGTTACTGATGTTCTGACACATCTGATCAATGTCCTTGCTACCGAAGAACTGAGCGAAATAGGTATCACCCTTCAAGGACTGTAGAATATCAATTTCTTCTTGCTTTGTCATAACTAACCCTCCCATGATGTCCAAAAGATAGTACCTTTTGGGTTTTCTTCATTAAAAATATGAGAATCAAAATAAGGCTTTCCTAAGTCTTTAATGATACAACTCATGCTACAATAGGAAGCTATACAGCCTTCTTCTATATAACCATTCGTTATGAGTTTGCCACAATTATAGCAAACACGCAGATAATCTTCAAGATTCAAATCTTTGATGATGTCTGCTTTCTGTGCTAACGTTCCGTTAAGGAGCGTTGCAGTTAGCTTTTCAGCTTGGTAGTTTCCGACTTTGGAAACTATCAATTCCTTTACCTTAGGTGGTAATTGACCTTTCTTTAACAATTCCATTGCTCTTACTATTTAATATTGTTAAGGGATGATTTTATCCAAATCATCTACAACTCCTTTAAGCCATCCCCTCATGTAAATGAGAGCATAAAGGTCGCAGTTCTCTTCCTTCACCTTTTTGGTCTTTTCAACCATGGCTTCAATTACTACCATTTGTTGGTTAAACGTTTCTTCGTATTTCATTGCCCTATATATTGTGGAGTGATGGTTAGTCACTCCGTTACCTTTATGCTGCGTCTTGAATCCATTCTTTGAGGATTGTACCATCTTCATTGAAGATATCAAGCTCTACTCCGTCATACAGAACTTTCTTGCCTTCGTCTAAAGCATTCTCGAAATCCAAATCTAAGATGTGCTTTACGTCACTGAATGTTTCTTGTTTTTGACTGAGTGGCTGATTTTCAAAAACAACATCTTCGTATGTGTTATCTTTGAACTTTGTTGCCTTAATAACGTACTTTACCTTTTTCATTGCTCTTATCATTTAATTGTTAAACTTATTTGTTGTTTAATTAACTGATGCAAAGGTACAAAGAAATTTTGGATTGACCAAACGTTACTTTCTTTAATCGCTTTTTAGCAACTTTATTTAACTTTTAAACCGCATAACTATCTATAATTCAGCTTATTTTCGGCATAATGAATGCGTTGTCTTACCAAAACTTCCCCTACATCTTCAAGGCTGATTTCTCCTTTCTCGATTCGAGGATTCTCGCAGATTTTATAGATAACGGTACCATCCATGCAGATAACAGGATATGGAGACCCATCATCATTAGGACGATCGGAGAGGCATACATGATGAGCTGCTTCATTAATACGCTTCTCGAAATCTTTCTGTGATTTCTGCTTCTTTCTTTCCTGTTGTAGTGATTGGTCGCCAAGAATTTCAGCTTTAAACCAATCTGTAACGTCTTGTAACATCTTCATTGCTCTTTTGTTTGTAGTTTATATACTAATGTCTTTTACCCCACTTAATAGCATCGTAAATGGCGTTTCTAAACATTCTTCTTTCCTCATCATTTTCAAGGAAGGTTGCTAATCTAGCTTGCTTTGTAGCAAACAAGAAATCTTTGTCTTCTTTAATTTCCATATCTATTTTCTTAATGATTTACCTGTGAAAGGGACAAACTTAGTGATGGCTTTTAATCTATCTATAGTTCGTTCTCCATATTTTACTTCGAGTTCGGTTGCTGTTAAGTTAGTGGTAATGATGAGAAGCTTTCCCTTTTGCTCTGCAGCATCACATAATTCAGAGAATGCGCATCTAACATTACCAAAAATCTTCGCAAGCTCTTCTGTACCAATATCATCAATACAGATGATGTGAAGTTTTAGAATCTCGTCAATCTTTGTATTTAACTCCTGGGCTGAAAAGATACTCACGATTTTTTTGCAAGAGTCTTGGAGTAAGAGCGGTAGAATATGCTTTGCTATTAGAGTCTTTCCGAGACCGCACCCACCTGTAATAAGAAGTCCCCTGCCTTCGTTGTCAGACATCCAATCAACGATAGGACGATAATTCTTCTCTAGCCATTTCGCATGAGGAACTTCCCCGAAGGTGTATTTATTAACGAAATAGTCTAGCCCCCCTCGTAGCCTTTGTTCTGCATTAGGTATTCTTATTCTCACCTTATCTGCTAGAAACAATTTTTCTCCCTTCTCGAATCTTTGAATAATTTGATTGAATTCTACATTCATAATTACCATCCTCCTTCGTTATAATCTTTGTTTTCCGAATTATGTAAAGCTGTGCCAGATTGCTTTGTTCCGAAGTCTTTATTTCGTCTTGCCCAATTCTGTATCCTTAGATTTAAATCCCATGTTTTCTCAGTCTCACACCTCATCCTAGTTTTGGACTTATTCGTTTCAGACCAATAATCATAGAACTTTCTGATCATATCCTTGCCATAAGTAGCAACATAAGGAACCAGTTCTTGATAGAATTTCTCCTTTCGCTTTTCGGTTGCTGCTGCAATCTCCTCTTTCGTTTTCTTTGGCTTATCTTCCTTAGGTGCTTCTTCAGCAGGTTTAGCATTTTCTTTTTCCTTTGTCTCATTTTTAGACTTATCGGCTTTATCAGCAAAATAGTTGTCATAATTGCAGATAGTGATGATGGAGTATAACCTTTCCGTACTCACTTCTATTAGCTGCATTTTTACTAGCTTTGACAAACAGGTTCTAACAACTTGTTTTCCAGCACCAATAGTAGTGCTGAGTTTTCCAAGACTAGTCAAAAACTGCCCCCTTTGTTCAACTATCCCATCATGCTTTATATCTTTCTCCTTTGCATTGTTGAGCAAGTAAAGAAAGAGGGAAAGCATTTCGGGTTTGTCGAACCAATCCCAATCAAAGATGCTGCGAGGAAGTCTTATCCAATCTGCCATAGTTGTACAATAAAACCTCAACTTTCTTGTTTAGCTGCTTACGCAGGTGGAACCCAAACAATACTTATTGAGGTTTGAATATTTTTTATCCGAAAGTTCCACGTTTCAGAGATTTAATTTCTTCGGTGCAAAGATAATGAATTATTTGTTGATTAGATAATATTGCTGCAAATATTATCAAATATTAACTTTGATACCTTTGAGACTGCTAAGTTTCTTAACCTCAGTCGTATAGTGAGCAATCATATCTTCTAGTTCGCTATTAGTGAAGTGACATGTAGAATGCGCCTTCACGTTTAGCAAATCAAATCTTTGCTGACCTATTTTTCGAATGAGGTTGCGTTGGTAGTCTATGAGGTGGTCCGCAGAGAAACGATTGCAAAATTTACATTCGGCATGGCAGTTATCTTCATTGAATCTAGTTGCCATGTGGCGGCGACTATGGAAGTGACCGCAGTCCACATCTTCAAAGCTCTTTATCTGCCCGCAGGATATACACCGAACATAACCATTATCCATAACATCACGCAAACGGATATAAAGAGAGAATATCCGATCGAGCTTTTTAACCAAGTTAGGTTTGCTCTTAGAAGTAGTCTTTTTTACCTCTTTTTTTTCGGTTTGAGCCGCTTTTGGCTTGCGGTTGAAATAGTATTTATTCATAACCATAGGACTCTTTAATACAGCTTATTTCCGTGATGGTATTCTCTACTTTCGTTATAACGCATCTTCAAGTTGATGTGCTGGATGAGGTCGATACCAAGTGCTTCTGCCCATTCAAATACGGAGGAAAGAATACTTTTATATAAGACACAGAACATTTCTGCCTTTACACTTATAGATGAGTTAAGATTGCACGAAACGATAGTTCTAGTAACCATGATGGCATTTTCGGTAAAACTATGCTCTTTAGCATACTTAACCTCAGAGTCAAATGTGGAAAATCCGTCCTTTGCCTCAACATTACAAACACCCATCAAATCAAAAACACGAATGCAGATGTCAGCCAACTCGCTCTCTACTTTTCCCTCGATGGTATCAGAGTAGTATTTATTGAACAAACTGCCACCATGGTCGTTGGCAAGTACGGTTTTAAGACCTTCTTTGTCAAGGTCGTCCATATAGTTTCCTTTGCGGTCAGCTTGTACGGCTTCTGCTACTTCTGTGCAAACCATCATCAACCAATGCGCATTAGACTTTTCTTCTTCATGCCATCCATGTTTGACAGCATTATCGTAGGCTTTTTTAACCCACTCATTAATCTGTTTTGCTTCAATTTTCATAATTCAAAAACTTACGTTAGTCAATTGTTTTCCTAGAGACTTGATACACCATCTTGACGAACCTTGCACCTCTAGGTCTATTCTTAAATCAGAGACTTTTCCGAAGGAATGGAAACTACCGCCAAGGTCGATTATCCATCCGTCTTTATCCTTGAAAGGTCTGATAGCTCGTCCCACCATCTGATAATAGAGACTCAAAGACTTCGTTGGTCTTGCCAAGATAACCGTGTCAAGTGCAGGATAATCAAATCCTGTGGTGAGAACTCCGACATTAGAGACAACCTTTATGGTGCCATCCTTGAACTTCTCCAAGATAGCTTCACGTTCTTTCTTTGGAGTCTCGCCTGTAACGATTGCAGAATTAATACCTTTCTGTTGCAGTTTTTCTGTCAATCTTTCCGCTTCTTCCGTGAATCGAGTGAAGACCAAAACTCCTTTTCTCGGTATTTTATTCTTTGGCTTCAATACACGTAGGGTAGTGGAAGTAAGCTGATCATAGAATCCGCTTCGTTCATATTCCAACTTTAGGGAGTTTTCATCAAAGTCGTTTCCTGTTGAGTTGGTATGCACATTAGACATATCTAGCTGAGTGCAATCGAAGTATCTCAAATCGGCAAGATAACCTTTTGCAAGCAATTCTGAAATCTGACAATAGTACAGAACCTCATCGAATATTCTTGGTCTAGTTCTCGTAAGGAACTTTAGCATCGAGGTGCCATTAAGCCCCCTTCCTAGTCGATATGGTGTTGCTGTTAAGCCGATAACCTGTCTATCCGCAGCTTCGAAGAAGGTTTTGTATTGTCCACCTTTAGCATTACAAAGATGGCATTCGTCAACCATTACGTACTTGAAGTGCTGAAAGTCTTTCATGTGGTTCATAACGCTTCCAATAGTAGCAAAGGTTATTCTGTTTATATACTTGCAACCAACAGAAGCGGAATATACTCCACAATCAAAAACACCATAGCTTTGCAGTTTAGCGAAGTTTTGCTCTAGAATTTCCTTTGACGGACAAAAGATGAGTAGCGGACTATCCAGCTTACTTGCAATATCTGCGATTACAAGCGACTTGCCCGCGCCCGTAGGCAAGATAAGAAGTCCATTCTTCTTAGTCTTGCCTGTGAACGCTCTAACGGCAGCATCACTTGCTTGTTTCTGATATGGTCTGAGTGTGTACATGATTACTCGTCTTCATCATTATCATCCTCATCATCGTCACCGAAAGGAAGGTCATTATCATCAGTCTGCTCCTCAGCCTTTGCTTTTGGTTTTTCTACTTCGGGGAACTCAATACCGAAAACTTCCTTCATCGCCTGCTGATTGACATCTTCCTGGCTCCATAAGCCGCTTCTATCCCAATCTGGAATTTTCTCAACCTTGCAAAGCTGGAACTTATCATCTACCCAAGCAAAGAAGAGGTAATGACCATTGAGAGCAATACGAGCGGTCTTAGTAGAAGGTAAGCGGAAATCCGTGATACCATTCTTAACTCTTGCTGCCAAATCACTGACTTCGAGAAGTGCTGATGCGTATGCTTCTTCGGCATTCTTCTTCATCGTCTTGATCTGTGCAAGAACGGTTTCCAGCTCTTCCTTGCGCTTAGGCACATCATTCTCCTGCTTGATGCAGTACTCTTCACGGATAGCGTGAATCTCGAAATCATCATACTTGCGGTCAACAACCTCATTGTCTGGGAAGAGAGCATTGAACTTGTCATGCAGTACCTTGATAGGTTCGTCTGCACTCTTTGCACCTTCGCAAAGTACCAACACGTCCTTGAACATTTCTTTCTGAGCTTCGGTCAAACAAAACTCAATCTTCTCTGGTCTGTGACCATCCAAATCTGCTAACATAATATTTTCTGTTTAAAATTACATAAATTCTTTGCACTGCTCAATCTGCTGTTGAGCAAAAAATAACATTTCACCTTCATGAGGTGCAGGAAGGTAAAGCCCACACTGAGCACTACTATAATTTCTGAATCTTTCTATTGCAGTTGTCATTTCAGCCTTATCGAGTTCAGTACTACTTCTAATGTAGGTAATTTCCTGTCCCCTTCTGTTAATTCGCTTTCTCTCGAATATATCCCTGTTGCATATCTTCTTAAAAATATCAAACTTAACTTCTTCGAGGGTAAAACCAAATTCAGAAGCAAAGTAGCCTAACAGACAATGCAGGTAGCTATTCTGAGCCAAAGAACGTTGAGTGTTCTTTTTCTTCAGTTCAACGTATTCATTCTTCAGAACCATCTGATTACAGGCTTCCTTGAACCTCTTTCTGTCATAAACGTTCTTCAAATTATAGAGTGCCATAGTCTAAACTTTAAAATGGTAAGTCGTCATTATTACCTTGAATAGGGTTTCCGTTCGCATCTACAGCGGGAGGAAAATTAGAAGCTGATGCTGCTCTTGCAGACTCCATAGCTGCTTGTTGTGCGCTCATTTGCCCTGTTCCTTGTGTAGTGGTAGGTTGATTACCATTAACAGCTTGTGTCGGCTGATTTCCACCCTGTTGCTGATTATAACGAGATTGATATTTCTCGATTTTATAACCTTGAACGTTAGTGAAGTATCTGACTTGCCCATCTTTCTCTGAGCGTGAACCATTCAAGGAGAATGATACCGTTACAATATCACCAATATTGAAGCTGTTCAGATCATCAACGTGATTGCCTGTAAACTCGAACTTTGGATAGTTTGCTCTCTCTATCTGCCCTGTGAACTGGTTACGATAGGAGCAATCCAAGACAAGCTCTCTTTTTTTGAAGACTTTGTCTTGATAGGGAATACTCTCCGTATTCCCTATATGCTGAATAATTCCACTAATCTGAAATGCCATTTTTACTGAACATTAAAAGTGATACCATTGTCACGCATGAAGCGTTCCAAACATTCCATTGCCTCTTTTGTGCCGATACAAACGTAAGTACGTGTCTCGGTTGGAGTAGGAGGTGCAACCGACTGTCCCATAGCGGCAGCGAAAGCATCCATGGCATCTTCTTCATTAGAAGACATCTTACCATTCTTCGGCTGCTCTTCCTGTTGCTCGGCTGCATTGTTATCCGCGACTTCCTTCTGAGGTGATGTTGGAGGTGGTGTTACAGTTTCTTTCTTACTAGGGGACACTGAGCTAGCACGCTGTTCTTTCAGCTTGTTTGCGTATGCGATAGTCTCCTGCAGATTGAGATTTTCCTTGTATCGGGCGGCAAGTGCATCATAATCTTCTGCAAATAGCTTCAAGGTTTCGAGGTCTTTCTTGATGTTATCAACCTTTTCTGTGATAGCTTTTTCGATAGACTTCATTGAAGTTGTCTTGTTGAGCCATTTTGCATCAAAGATGAGGTCAAATTTGATGCCGATGGTTTCTACTCCGCATTTCTCAGCAAGCTTTCCAATCTCTTCTTTCTTAGCTTTCTTGGTGCGATTTTCATCTTCTTTGATTACGCCATCAATGAGAGATACCGCATTCTTGATAAGCTTGCACGTATCGTTGCAGGTTGTCTTGAACTCCTCAAAAGGTTTATTCCAAACCTTTTCAAGCTCCTTGCGCTTATCGTCAAGTGCTTTAGCTGCCTTGTTGAGTAAAGCCTTGTCTTCCTTGCACTTTGGAATATCATCGGTGCTATAGTTGCTGATGTCATACATAGGCAAAGCCTTTTCAACTCTAGCTTTAACTTCTTTGATATTCGTGGTAAGCTGACCGATAGTTTCTTTGCTTACCACCAGTTGCACATCTTTTTCTTGGAGTGCAACGATATTGGTGTTCTTTTCTTCTGCCATATTTAAACCAAATTGAATATTTTCTTGTCTGTTATCAAATCTCTGTTTTCTTGGATGAAACTAATCAATCCTTCGCAGTGTTGAGTGAGTAGAGGAATATCCCTTTCTGGGCTAAACGTATAACTCTCTGTATAGTTTCTGTAATACGTCTTTCCGATTTCCGAGATATTGTATTCGAAGTCGTAAACATCACAACCATTCTTCATGAGGGCATAAGGATAGACCTTATGTTGCCAGTGTCTCTTGTAATTGCCAACCGCATACTGACGTGTTGTTTTCAGATCATGAGTGCAGAACGGCATAAGGTAATCAATATACCCATACAGCATTACTTTTCCATACATGGTAGGCAAGACTGCTTGTATATAAACCTGTGGCAATGCTCCCTTATAGTAGGCAGCATAATGTCGGACTAGCTGAATAGGGAAGTAGAAACTTCTGCCGTTCAACTTTGCTTCAACACCGATAGGCACTCGTTTGTTGTATGGTTTAACCTCTCCTTCGCCAACATAGTGACAATCTTCAACATCTTGGTAAATAGTGTGGATTTCCATATTCTCCGAGTTACGATGAAGGACCATACAATCAATAACCTCATTGAATGCTGTGCCTTTGTCAGCAGCTTCACTATCGAATGGTACTCGATTTATCTTATCTATTAACGACTGGAATTGTATCTTCTTGAACTCTTCTGGAGTATGGGGTGGATTTTCAGACCATCCCCAATACTTACTCCAAATGATGTCACTATCAAGGTAGTTCTGATACGCATCCAAAAGCGTCGCATAGAACTTAAACTTGACTACTTCCATAGTTTATGCTGCTTGTGGGTCCTCGTATTGCTTGGTATCTTTGTTATATACCAGCTTCAGTGTACTGACCTTCTCGGTAAACAGACTTCTTGCATGAAGAATGATGGAGTTACCCAAGTTTGCATAATCTTTGATGTGCTCAATGAAATGGTTTGCCCCCTTAGCATCAGTAATCAACTGAACACTCTCCTTAATCTCTTCAAGAGCCTTATTGTACTCCTTGACCTTTTCTTCTTTCTTAGCTATCATAGACTGATAACGTGAGAGAATCTGAGTAGCGATGAAGTTGTTAGGAGCGGTTGGCTGCCCGTTTGCATCAAGAATAACCGGAATCTGCATACAACCAGGAAGCTGACAGGTGTTCTTGCCATCGTTACGACTTGTAGGGTCAAAAGTGATAGTTCTGATTTGCTGTCCATTCTCGCTTCTCATTTCGAGATAGCCAAGCAAATCCAAATCAGTAACGATGTTATTGTAGTTCTTCTCACGAAGTGCAGGGATATACACAGTACTTTCACCTTCCTTGCGTGTGTCACGATGGGCGACAAAAACGATGTTCTTGTTAAGCTGTGACAAAGATGAGGTGAACCATTTGAAGTCGTTATTAATGGTACCCCAATCCTGTATCTGAGGGTTGCGACCATTGCATCTGTAGGCGATGATGAAGTCAATCATCTTTCCAATCGTATCTACAACGATGGTATCAAACTCCTCCAAATCCTTCTTGTTGTAGTTGAGCAAGTTGAGGATATCTTGCCAACTAGAAACCTGTACAATACCGACATTATCGTCCAAATGTGCGGTATTAACACGCTTGACACCATTATCAAAGTCAAGCAACAGAGGCTTAGGTGCTGAGAGGGCGAAAGTTGTCTTACCCATACCAGCCTGTCCGTAAACCATCATTTTAACGTTTTTCTGAATAGCAATTTCATTGCTTCTTTTAATCATACTCATTGCTCTTAGTGCTTTAAATTGTTAAAAAATCCATTATCTTTTGCTAGCTTTACAAACTCGCCTTTATCATGAACACCTAGCTTGCAGTAAGCTGATCTGACATGCTGTTTAATTGTGTTCGGAGATAGACAAAGTTTGTCACCAACTTCTTCTTTTGTAAAACCTTGATAGATAAGGTTCATTACCCTTTCTTCAGCAGGTGATAGTTTGGAGTTGAACTTTGGGCTGCAAATAACGCCTTCGTTCTTGCATTCTCCTCGCAGTGGGCATTCAACTTTTTCAAAGTTAAACCTGCCGAGATTATCAATATCGTAGGTGGTTGTATCAAGCTTTCCGAAGTTACATTTACAGAATCTTCTGACTATCAAGAACTGATAATAAGGAACATTCATTGAACTCTTTTGGTACTCCTTAGATAAAGCCTTGTAGGCTTCGGGGTATCTTTCTCGGATAGCATCAATCATTTTCTTAATGACTTCTGTATCTTTTTCCGAGAGAGCTTGATTTTCGGTACCATCCTTAATGAACCAAAGTTCATCATCAAACATATAAAACTCTACTGCCATAGCTGTTCTTTTGGTATTCCTGTAATTTCAGACAGTTTTTCTATCTGCCAATCAGCAATCGGTCTTGTATGACCTTTTGTCCAGTTGCGGGCTGTAGTAAATGACACATCGCATTCTGACATGATGCGTTGGATGAAATCCTTCTTTGGGTACGAGGACTTTGGAAGATTCTCGTAGTAATCCAAAAGGGTCATTTTCTGCTTTTTTTCTTCATTTTTATTTGCCATACAAATATTTTTTTGTAATTTTGCATTGTTATTTAAATATTCACGGTGCAAAGATAAGAATAATATTTGTAAAAACGGTACAAATTATTAAGAAATCTCTGTATTTTAACTTTTATTATACGTATGACAGCAAAAGAGGTTATTAATGCTATCCTTATGCAAGAAAATATAACTGGTTCGCAGCTTGCTAAGGATATGGGGCTCAATAGACCGCAAGCGGTTTATGACATCCTTAATGGTAAGGTTTTGAAGGTGAGTGCGAGAATGGCTAATCTTATCCATACTGCCAAGCCTATGTACAATATCGACTGGTTGTTGACTGGAGAAGGGAATATGCTTAATGATGATATTCCTGCGACATCTATTAGAGCAGAAAAGCCAAATGAGCAAATAGATTCGCTTTCTGTTATCAATCGTCTTATCGAAATCAATGCACAAAAAGATGTGGAGATAAGAGAACTACGTCAGGCATACGAACACCTTGTAAGATGTTTCGAGAAGCTAGCTAATGGGGAGACTATTGCTCCTGCAGATAAAAAAGCGATTTCTATATAATTAACATACACTGAAAAATCTATAGCGTATGAAACTTACGACAACGCCAACAGGCATGGCGATAACAAAGCGTTTCTTCCTTGCTCTTGATGTTGCTATCAACCAGCGTAAAGCTAGAGGAATACGTACTTTTACCGAATCTCATGGAATCAACTATTGGAATTTCTCTACGTTTAAGAAGTGTCCAGATGGTAGAGCTATCAAATCTGAATGGCTTGCTTGGATTGTTGAAGATTATAACGTCAATGCCGAATGGCTGTTGACGGGTGTAGGTATGATGTTTAAAACTCCAAATAACCCTTAAAATTTCGCTTATGAGAAGATTTGTTTCTTTTGTAGTAGAATTATTGGTTTGTTCAGCTTGTATGGCTTTAGAACCGCAAGAAATCTCTGTTGGTACATTTTCTATGCGTTTTGAAACGCAAACTGAGCAAATTCATTCGCTTTTTGGAGCAGGTGACTTCGTTGTCAACAAGGATGCCGCAGATTGCGATCCAATGCAAGTTGAGCACTCTATTTCTGTGAAGGAAGGTAAACTGACAATTGATGCAGGTACCGAAGATGAGCTTTCCTTCAAGATAACTTCTTGCAGTTACGAGGAAGGAAAAGTTTTTGCTGACCGAGGTTCTAATGAAGTTTATCGCCTAGTTTGCCAAGAACTTGATGATAACAATCCTTCAAAGTGGATTTCCATTATCACCATTCAGAAAGTTAAAGATGGAGTAAGAGCTAAAACCATCATTACCATTCCTCGGTATGATGAGTATGGAGTAATATCCAGCATCACAATTTTGCATTAGAACAACCGCCCAAAAACTTCTCGCGCGTACGCACGTTAGTATATTATAATTATATATAATAATAAATATATATATACATAAAAGAAAGATACTAACTACGTTAGTACAAAAGAAAAGTTTTTGGGCAGTGTGTTAGCAGGTGTGTTAGCTGACTTTTTAAAATCTCTGTAATGTGCTGATAATAAGTCTTTTATGGTGTGTTAGTAGTGTGTTAGCAAGTGTGTTAGATGGTGTACATTAAAATGACAATATTTGTTACCAGTGTGTTAGCAGTGTGTTAGTTGTCTTTTTGGAATTTCTGTAAGTCATTGGTTTATAGTTATTTAAAGTGTGTTAGCGTTGTGTTAGCAAAAATAGGTAGTGTGTTAGCGATTGTGTTAGCAGGTGTGTTAGCTGACTTTTTAAAATCTCTGTAATGTGCTGATAATAAGTCTTTTATGGTGTGTTAGTAGTGTGTTAGCAAGTGTGTTAGATGGTGTGTTGGCTTAGTCTCCAAAAAGGCTACAAAAAATCCCTCACTATCTTCACAGATAATGAGGGATAGATAACAATTCACCTATTTATCACTTGCTGAGATAAAGTGAGGATTGAGGGAATCAAACCCTCTCGGCTTCTGCATCATAGAGGTCTGGTACACGGCAAGGTAAACATGGTCTGATAAGAATACCGCTCCAGGCTTATATGCACTGCTACACTTTCAACGCTGTAGCCACAATCCTCAGATACCAAAGCTACCGCCAAATTCTGAGAGTAAAGAATCCGCTTACCTAAGGTGGAGTAGCTTTGGTGTAGGCTCTAGAACAATGATAATTGTCCGTCTTTTTCTACATAGCTGTTACCTGTAGGGTAGATAAGCTCTTCGAACATAGCAGTCATGCAATTAGTCACTATAGAGTTACCAGATAACTTGTATAGCTTTGGTTTTTCAAGACCACTATTGCATAGCTTGTAGTTGTCCTCTTTATGTACTCCCATTAGAGCGAAACACTCGAAAGGAGATAACTTACGAACCTTGTTTTTAACTACGACTTTAGGAATGCAACCATAATTTTTCGGATCTTTGTACATATTCTCCATAAGCGTTGGAGATATGCCATGAATAGAGAAAACTCTCTGCTTACCTGCAAATTTGGCACCTATAGGCAAGTCTCCTATATGTATTATTTTTGGAGAACTTACTTCATTGGCATTAGTCTTTCTGATAAGTCCGTCTGACAGACTCTTGGAAATATAGAGGGTTTCATCTTCGCTATCTTGCAAAATATCAGCTATCCTTAATGTTAGCTTTTCTGCTTTCGGAAAATGATAGTGAATGTTTTCTTCTCCGTCTCTCCTTATGGATATAACGAATATTCGTTCTCGATTTTGAGGAACACCATAATCTTTAGCATTGAGTACCCTGTAATATGATGTATAACCATAACTTTCGAGTTCTTTCAACCAAGCAAAGAAAAATGGACGAAACTTTTCTGTTACCAGACCTTTGACGTTTTCCATCAAGAGATACCTTGGTTTCTTAGCTATGATGGCATTCCGTGTATACCATAGCAAAGATGATTTTGTTCCGCTGCCTTCCTCTATGCCTTTTCTCATTCCTGCAGTAGAAACCGACTGGCAAGGTGTAGAGTATGTGAGCATATCGAAATCTTTAACACCATCCCACATTATCTTGCTCATATCTCCAAGGTTTCTATCCTTGTATTCTGGAAAGAGGATATTGTGAGCTGTAATAGCAGACTTGTCTATTTCAGACCAAGCGACCAAATCAAACTCGAAGTCTGAATGTTTATCTTTGAGATATTTTAAAGCTAGACATTGCGAATCATATCCACTGCAAAGTGTGCATACTCGGAGAGGATGGTTTTTATCATATATCATACCGCAGTCCTCCAGAACTTCATGATTTCAAGTCCTGTATAGAACTTCTTCATGGTTGCCTTTCTAAACCCACATTTGATAAGACCAAACATAGTGTACTTCTGTAAGGTCTTTCTTGTGATGCCAAGCAACTCGCAGGTCTCATTGATGCTGTATCTGCTTGTTGCTATTACCTTTGGTTCATTACTTGTTACTGCCATAAGCGAAATCCTTTCTTTTTAGGGCTGACAAGCTCGACTACCTTCGAGTATTCAAGTTCTGTTCGTATTATATCATTATTAAGCAAAATGCAAGTTTTACCCAAACCGTTAACTTGTCGTATTGATTGTATGTTGTCGACATTGATGAGTATCTTATAGCCTTCAATGTTTCTTACTTCGATAAATCTTGCCATATCTTACTCCTCCACATTTAAATCCTTCAGACTAGATAGACAACATACCAATCCGATAATAGCTGGTACGAATAGCCAAGTATGACAGAATACCATAACTGCTGTTAGAGAGATACCGAAGCCAATGCAGATTTTTCTGCCCTTATCTGTATGACTTCCCCAATTAACATCTCGCTTCCACAAATCAATCAATTCGATGAAAGCATTCTTCTTTACTCCAACTTTTGGAGATTTATTGCTCTTAGTGCATTCCATAACGATGAATTTTTAATTTAACTTATTGCTCTTAGTGCATCTTAACACATCATTCACACGAAATTCCAATCTTTTTTGTATCTTTGCATTGTTATTTGTAGAATGACAGTGCAAAGATACAAAATAAATCTGTAATATCGGTACAAAATATGCAGAAATATCTTAATATTCAGATTATTTAACTTTGCGCATAGTATAATATATATAATAAGGTGTAGAGCAATGGAATTATATACAACTCTTGAAGAGTTATCTGACAAGGTTTCTAAGCTGAGAAATCATGTAGCGACTGAGGAAGCCACGAAGACTGCCTTCGTTCTTCCTTTTCTAGTCTCACTTGGCTATGATATATACAATCCGTTAGAGGTAATACCCGAAATGGATTGCGATATTTCTCGCAGAGGTGATAAGGTGGACTATGCTATCAATATTGATTCCAAGCCTGTGATGATTGTAGAGTGTAAGCAGTGTGAAAAGAGCTTAGATGCTTTTGTTCTTCAGCTAGCTAAGTATTATGTGGCAACCAAGGCTAGGTTCGCAATACTTACTAACGGTATAGAATATCGTTTCTATTCGGATATGGATAGAGTTAACTTGATGGACTCAAAACCATTCTTTGTTTTCGATTTAAGTTCTTTTGATAAGCATGATGTAGAATTGTTAGGTAGGTTTCAAAGAAACTGCTTTGACGAGCAGAAAATCATGCAAATTGCAGAAAACATTAATATTGAAGAAAAGGTGAGAGCTTTCTTAGAGAATGACGTATTCAAATGCTCTGATACATTTGCAAAGTATATAGCCGACTCAATCGGTTGCAGTTATTCTGTAGATGAGGTTGCAAGAGAGGTTCGGACTCAACTGAATGATAGATTGTCTATTCCGCAGCCAAAAGGTGACAAACCATCACCTATAGTGAATGGTGAAGACTATAAAGCTTATCTTTTGGTCAAGAAGATACTGAAGCATTATGCTTACGAGGACGAGATTAAATATACGTCTTTCAAATCGTATTTTACGATCAACAAGCATGGTTCTGTATGGAGATGGATTGTTAGAATCAAAAGGACGGCAGAGAAAGTCAAGGTTTGTTTTCCTATGAATGATTATAAAACCAACGAGTGGGTCACACTTGACTCTATTGATGATTTATCAAAGATGAGTGATAGAATAATTCAATCATTTCGTATGGCTTCATTCGAGAAGTCTTATGGAGACAGTACTAATGATAATCAAAATGTGGTTAAGCACGAAAAAACCGCAAATAAACCGCAAGTCTGAAAACGTTTGTTGGTAACTAGTTGAAAATCTGCGGAATCCGAATTTTTCGGGCACGCCTGGAAAGCGTGTATTCCCCTAAAGGGAATCGGGGGTTCGAATCCCCC